AGGCTTTGACCTTACTCCTGCAATACACAATGAAAATAGACTATTGGATGTCGAGGTTATCGGCAATATCCACGACAACCCCGAATTACTGAAAGGAGGCAACGATGAGAACGATTAAATTTCGAGGTCGTGATTTTGCAGGGCTGTGGCATCACGGAGACCTCATTCACGATGATGAATATTTGCTAATTCGGTTTGGTGGCTGTGCAAACGCATACATAGAAAACGAGACTATGGGGCAGTTCACAGGGATAACCGACAAGAACGGCAAGGATATTTACGAGGGTGATGTCATAGGTTGCCATAATCCAAGTATCAAGCACTTGATATTCTATAATGAAAAGCAAGGTAGGTTTATGGCTGCTCTCAATGGCGATATTGAAAACGATTTTGTAGGTGTATGCGGTCTTGATGATAGCCGTTGGACAGGCTCGAAAAAGGTCATTGGGAATGTTTACGATAACCCCGAATTGTTAAAAGAAGAATTGTACTAAAATTATGGGAACAAAGACTTTCAAAATAAAAACCTGTATGCGTGGATTTAAGAAATGGATGGATGCACACCCACGCAAAAATTTAAGAGGTTATTTCTCGGTCAATGGTCGTGATATGACTGATGCCGAAGTAAGGCGTGTCGTTTTATACGCAGTTGAAAAAGGATATGAGACCGAAGCAGATATACCAAGTGAGGAACTTGCTCAATTACTTCAGAAAGGAGGTGAATAATGTTTTATATTCTTTTCCCTTTAACAATTTTCTCTTTTTTAATTCTGCTATACTGCAATGCTAATGCAATGGTTAAGTATGACTATTATATATCATTCAAGAATGATTACAAGAAATCGAGCAGTATGCGTGATGAGAAGTATATGCGATATTACAGGATGTGTTACAGAATAGCGAAAAGACGACTTCGCATTTCCATTCTGTCCTGTACTATACTAACAATATGGTTGCTGTTATGGGGAATAATGACTTAACCAAGATGTATCAAGCGTTCCGAAAGTGGCGAGAAGAACACCCGGATAGCATCTACATCATCTTCGATACACGTCTAACGTATTGGGGACATCCGCTCAACCGCTACATCGTTACGAAAGGTGTTGAGTTGTACCGCTTCTTCGGTGATGTTGTCGTCAGTACCATAAGCGGAACGCATCAACTCCACCAACCAATAACCTGTGCATCCCAAAAGGAAGCAACGGAACTTTGCCAACGGCTCAATGCAAAGTACGTCCACGATAATGAGCCAATAACATTTGCCAACTACCCATCGTGGCAAGAGGCTTATAATAAGTATTATCAATAAATTCAGAACGGTTATGAAATCACTTACTTGGGCTATGCTCAAAGAGAAAATAGAACAGATGAATGAGCAGGAACAACAGGAACCTGTTCGTGCTTGGGGCGAAGAAATATCACTCAAAAGCGAAATTACTTTGGATAGAACAAATGAAAATATGTACTACAATGATGATTTTGACGGAGTGTGTTATCCCGAAAGCGAGTTAGACGATTACAAGCCCGAAGAATGTACACTCGTGGCTAAAACAGGAACATATTATTTAGATATAGACTGATTATGAAGAAACGTATCGCAAAAAAGATATACCGCCGTGTGTATAGGTCGATGATGGCGAGTTTTGAAAGTTTTGCTTTCTACCACATAAAGCAATGTGGAAATACTTGGAGTGTTACAATTCGCCCATCAACAGCCCCATACAGCAGAGCGCAATATATAAAAGCCTGTAATGTATTGAAAAAAGCATATAGGATTTGGAAACTTGGTGCGCAAGGAACTACACGTGCTCGCCGATGCTATAACAAAAGATATTACTTCTGATTATGAAAAAGAAAATCATCATAACCCTATCACGTGTGTTCCCGGTAACACACAGCCGCCGAGGTGAGCCGACAGGCTTTACAAGCAAACTCGCTTCGGGAGAGAAGAAACACACAATCCGCAGGAACTACGACCTGTGGAAAGTCAATGCCGAGAAAATGGAACGAGGTAAATTCTACCTCTCCATACGTCAATGGTCGGGCAAACCCTACAACTCGCCACAGGTGGAGATAGCACAGCGACACAACCCAATCGGCGTTCAGTCTGTGGAACTCTACTACCACGCCGACAACGACACCATAACAGCCAAGATTGACGGTCGTGAAGGCTCGATGCAGATTGCTACACATTGGCAAAGAATGACGGACTTTCTGTGCAGGATTTCAAAGAATGGTTTTTCGGCAAAGACCCAAAGGAGGACAAAGTTTTCAAAGGAGGTATAATCCATTTTACAGATTTCAGATACTGATATGAGCATCGCACAAGATATGATAGACGGCTTTTGTTGCCAATTATGCGGAGTATATTTCGAGGAAGAACACGGATACCCTGTATTATGCGAAGATTGCTACAATAGCCTAACAGATAAGGAAAAAGAAGATTATCAATTAGCAACATATCCCGAGTTATGAAACTACTATACATAGACCTATTTTGCGGAGCCGGGGGAACTTCCTCCGGCGTAAACTCCGCTCGCCTCGATGATAAGCAGTGCGCAACCGTTATCGCCTGTGTCAATCACGACAAGAACGCCATTGCCTCGCACGCTGCCAATCACCCAGAGGCAATGCACTTCACCGAGGATATACGAACATTGGAACTCTCGCCATTGCTCACGCATCTGCAAAGTTGCCGCCGTCAGTACCCCGATGCGTTGGTAGTGCTGTGGGCATCGTTGGAGTGTACCAATTTCAGCAAGGCAAAAGGCGGTATGCCTCGTGATGCAGATAGTCGCACACTCGCTGAACACCTGTTCCGTTACATCGAAGCAATCAACCCCGACTACATACAGATAGAAAACGTAGAGGAATTTATGTCGTGGGGTGATGTGGATGAGAACGGCAAGCCTGTTTCAATGGATAAGGGCAAGAGTTACACACGTTGGGTACGCAATGTAAAGAAGTATGGCTATAACTTTGAATATCGCATACTCAATGCTGCCGATTACGGTGCTTACACCTCACGCAAACGTTTCTTTGGTATCTTCGGCAAGAAAGGTTTACCAATCACATTCCCCGAAGCCACACACAGCAAGGAGGGTACATCTTCATTGTTCGGGACATTGGAAAAATGGCGACCTGTGCGTGAGTGCCTGGACTTCGATGATGAGGGCGATAGCATCTTCGGGCGCAAAAAGCCACTCGTTGAGGCTACATTGGAACGTATCTACGCAGGGCTGATAAAGTTTGTTGCCGAGGGCAAAGAAGCCTTTATCGTCAAATACAATTCAGTCAATAAGAGAACAGGCAAACACATACCTCCGTCCATTGATGAGCCTTGCCCAACTGTCGCCACGCAAAACCGCCTCGGTTTGGCAAAGGTACAGTTCCTGTCCAAGCAGTTCAGCGGCGACCCAATGAGCAAAAATGTATCGGTCGAAGCACCTGCTGGAGCAATCACCTGCAAAGACCACCACGCATTTATATCGGTCCACTATGGTAATGGCTCTAATCGTTCTTGCGAACAGCCTGCTCCTACATTGACAACAAAGGATAAGATTTCTTTGGTAACCGTCAAGAGGTTTCTTCTCAATCCTCAATACAAGTCAAAGGGCAGTTCCATAGATAAGCCCTGCTTCACGCTCATTGCCCGAATGGATAAGATGCCGCCTTACCTCGTGGAAGCCTCAACACAGAGCAACGAGTTACCCGACTTTATTGTTCCTACCGAAGAAGGTTACAAATACTGCATCTACGATACCGACACTCCTATGATGGTAAAGATTAAGGAGTTTATGGCTCTGTATGGCATTGTGGAAATTACAATGCGTATGCTCAAAATTCCCGAACTCAAAAAGATTATGGGCTTTCCCGAGGATTATGTGTTGGTAGGAACACAGGCGGAGCAAAAGAAGTATATCGGCAATGCCGTAGAGGTTACCATCGCTCGCCGTTGGTGTGAGGCTCTATGTGCCAAACTCAAAGAACACTTTAAGAACGCTGCTTGATATGGACGCAAAAACATTCTTCCAAAAGGTTGCCCTTATGCGTAAGGCTCAAAAGGAGTATTTCAAAACTCGCAACCAAACCGCCCTGCGTAACAGCAAGGCTCTCGAAACCGAGATTGACAAAGAGATTGAGCGTGTGAATAACATCATCGGAACACCTCAACAACCGAAACAGACCAATTTGTTTAACGATTAAATAACATTATTATGCACTCAACAGTATTGACAGAAATCATTGCATTTCTTCTCGGACGTAAGTATTACGCCAACATCATCGCCACCAAAGGCGTAGCCAAACAGGAAATTTGCTCGTACATCTTCGCCACTCGTGAAGCTGCCGAAAACCACCGCAGGGAAATTGAAACAACACTGTCGTTCCGCTTCGTTGAAACGGTGTCGTTCCGGTCCCGTAAGGTAAGTGTAGAAATGGCAGTAAAAAGTTAAACTGCCTGTATTTCGTTCATCATTTATCTTTGGGCTATGATATTCAAGAAAGTAAAAAAATGGTGGCAGTCGCTTCGGTACTACGTCATTGCCGACCCTGCCGATAACTCTGTTACACTCTCAAAGGCGTTGTTCAATCACATCAAGGACAACGCCCACGAGGGCGATGAGGCTCGTGTATTCGTGTTCAAGGTAGAGCAGAGTTTTGGATTTATGACCAATCCCGGTATAGAGCAACCAACACAGATGTGCGATATTCAGTACAACGACAAATATCAATGCATCGGATTTGAAACGCTCTGTCCGTCTGTCGGTCATATCCTCTATAACTACGGACTGAATGCCACACAACGTGTCAAATTGTCAGTCTCTGTCTGCCGCACGGCACAAGGTAAGTTATATTATCAATTCGACCGACCCGATGCAAAGCATATTAGGAAATACACGCAAGGCTGATATTACCTTTCATCGTGGGGGACGTATCAACATATCCGCTCGTGTGTCAAAGTCGCTTGGCTTGGCACACGGCGATGTTGTTGATATAATGGAGGGAACAGGCGAAACCTATTTGTACGTCAAGCATCGTGCGCCTGTTGTCGGCAAGCACGAGGGTATGGTGTTCCGCTCCAACAAGAACGGACACCATTGCGTAGCCTCATCAATCACTCTTTGCCGTTACATTATGTCAAGGTGCGGAGGTGGCGACAAGGTGCGTTTGTGCTGCGGCACTCCTGTCGAGTTACAGCACTACGGAACAGCATTACCAATCATCATTAAGTATATATTATGATTAAGGAGATTAAATACAACGGATATTCAGCCAATCCCTCGGACTATGAATGTGCCGATGGCGACTTGGCTACCACAATGGGGTTGATACAGGAGGACGGCACAATGAAACCTGTGCTGCCGCCGTCATTAGTTCTGCAACTCGAAAGCGGAGCTGCTGTCAAGTATATACACGAAACAGCCAATTTTAGGCATTACATCATTCTCAAAACAAACGGCTCACTGCAATGGTGGGACGGAGAGGAGACAAACACACCTGCATCGCTACGCACGTTTACAACGACTATCTATCAAGTAACGGCAGTGGGCAATACACTTATCGTTCTTGCTTCTGACGGTATGCACTATTTCCTATGGAAAGGAACTTCCGAGGGATATTTGTATTTGGGTACAGAAATACCAGAGTGTCCCTTGTCTTTCGGCTTGCAGGGAGAAATGGTACGAACGGACGAATTTGAGATTTCTTTTGATAGTATTAGCGAGGGCAGTATATGGAATGAGTTTACCGATGCAAACAAGACAAAGGTTACAAGCCAAGTGTTGGCCAAGGTAAACAAATTCATTGCGGACAACTCCACCAATAAGGGGAAGTTCATCTATCCATTCCTATTGCGTTACGCCTATCGCTTGTATGACGGCTCATTGACCAAGCATTCTGCCCCTATCTTGATGATTGCTTCCTCCGACCTTGCTCCGCAGGTTTTTTGGACTCATATCACAGGTAAAGGCTCGTACACAAATGCAAAGTTGCAAGTTGTAGGAATGTTGCATAAGGTCGATTTCGCCGCAGTCAATCAGTATTCTTTGACAAACATTCAGAATTGGAAAGACATTGTACGCTCGGTTGATATATTCATATCCAAACCAATATACACCTACGACCAAAACGGCGAGTGTACAGGGTTTAAGAACGTGGATAATAGCGATTGTTACTGTGTATGCAAACATACTAATCAAGCAGCAAGCACAACGACATATCCATTGCGTTATCAGTTCAACAAGTTCAGCAAGTTGTATGCCTTTACATACAATCCAAGCACCTTTACATATCCATCGGGACGTTTGATGCTCCCTCGCCGTAGTGTCGATGATGTGAAAAGCGACATCAAGAACTGTTCGCAGTTCTACTTCCTCGAAAGTATTAAGATTGAACAGCTCTCAATGGAGCGCAAATTGATTACGGTTGAGGAGGATTATTTGCAGTCGCTCGTTACTCGTGAGGTTATGACCGATGACTACGACAGCCACGATAAAATCATACCGCAGTATTCATTTCCATACAACAGCCGTTTGAACGTGGCAAACTTGAAAAAAGTACTGTTCAGAGGTCATAATGCCTATTCGCTATTCAATCACAGCGATGGATATGTTGCGAATTGGTCTGATGCTACACCTACTATGATGGATATTAGAGTCAGTGTTGGCGTTTATGTGTTCATCAAGCAAGACGGTAAAGATATTGTCGTCAGAAGTGAATACGGTCAATTTGGATATAATATGCCGTTGCTGTTCTTCTATTACCCGAATGCCAATGCGTATAAGGCTATCATTGAACGTAACAACTATTTCAGTGATATACCATTGGAGAAACACGATTTCTTGAATGGTGCATTCTATTTCGGTGGTTGGGACGATGTCAGCACAGAAGCAACGAGTATCCCCTCTGTGTCGAGTGATGTAGAAAGAACGATTGAAGTTACCAACAAAATCTACACCTCCGAGGTAAACAACCCGTTCTATTTCCCGGTACTCGGCATCAACACCGTAGGAACAGGAAACATTCTCGGCATTTGTGCTGCCGCAAAAGCATTGTCCGAGGGTCAGTTCGGACAGTTCCCACTCTATGCGTTCACCTCGGAGGGAGTGTGGGCGTTGGAGGTATCAGCCACAGGAACGTACTCCGCAAAGCAACCTATCACACGTGATGTCGTTATCAATCCCGATAGCATCACACAGATAGATAGTGCCGTGCTGTTTGCCACCGACAGGGGCATTATGCACATCAGCGGCTCAACAGTACAATGTATATCCGACCGCCTCAACACGGAGGAACTGTTCAGCATTGCCGACCTGCCGAAGTGCGACAAACTAATCAACATCTTCAATGGGAAAGCCGATGAAAGCGAACAGGTAACCCTTGCCGATATAACCCTGCTGCCGTTCAATGAGTTTCTGCAAGGCTGCCGAATGGTGTACGACTACACCAATCAGCACCTCATCGTTTATAACCCTGCGGTCCGATATGCCTACGTCTATTCATTGAAGTCTCAAACGTGGGGTATGATGCGTTCCGACATAGTGGATAACGTCAATTCCTATCCCGAAGCCCTTGCAATGGCTGACGGTGCAAAACTCGTGGATTTCTCAAAGCCTGTGGCAGAGAACATCACAGCACTCATCATCACACGACCGTTCAAGATTGACGACCCCAATATGTTCAAGACAATCAACACCATTATTCAGCGTGGTATGTTCCGTTCTACACACGTTCAGCAGGTGCTGTATGGCTCCAACGACCTCATACATTGGCATACCGTATGGAGCAGCGTAGATAAGATTATGCGAGGTTTCAGAGGTACACCGTACAAGGCGTTCCGTCTTGCCCTTGTATGCAAGTTCGATAGGGGCGAAAGCATATACGGTTGCACAGTAGTATATGAGCCACGTATGACAAACCAAGTACGATGATTTTGTTTCTCATAGTTAGATTTAAGGTTAATAATGAAGAGAGCCGGGATGCGTGATGCACCTCGGCTCTTGTTTCTTAAAACGGCTTACATTTGCGCCTTACCTTGCCTGTTCTCGACACAAGCGATGTTCTTATCTTGCTTCGCAGGCTCTCGAATTTCCTCTCCCAATTGGCTTCACTGTTCGGATTGGTAATGCTCATCCAATCGGCAAGCACCCTACAAACAAGGTATTCGTGTATCAGATTTTGCAGCAATCTTACGGTAGTGAGCGAAAAGCCTACGGGCAAGTTCAGTACGATGTGGTATTCCTCGGGGGCTGTCAATACATCGTTTAGTGCCTCCTGTCCGTCTGCTATCTCCTCTTTGGTGTAGGGGAACAGCATTTCCACACATTCAGCGTGAGCAAGGTTAAGCACCCTTGTAACACGGTCTATGTTGCCTTTCTCCGCTATGTCGAACACCTGATGCCGTGCGTGTTCATCGTCTGCTTTCATTATGTCGCCCTCAACAAACGAGTAGTTCGCTGCATCATATAACAGTTCCGAGCGTTTGAATGTCAGCGTTACAGGCTTTGTCTGCTGCTGACTGTTACAACAAGGATACATTAGTATGTCGGGCGTTCGGGGCGACTGCGTTTATACAATGCACGCTTCACATTCTCCAAACTCACAGCCGAGTGCGAAATGTAGGTGTCTGCATCCTCTTTGTTGGTGATAGCAAACCAATCGCCCAGAGCCATATCTACCAAGTATGCGTGAATGCCGTTGCCAAGACTGTCTGCCGATGCGTTGTTGTAGTTGCTTGGCAAGTCGAACGCCATAGTCAGCGTGCCGTCATTGTCAATCTCCGTGTTGATGAGATTGTCGCTTGTAGTCTTATCCTCCGACAGATACTCTCCGAGCAGGCTTTTCAGTGCCGAGAAAGCATTTGCCAACGAACGGCGTATCTGATAGGAGTTCTCCACATCATCGCTCGCCTGCATATTAGATGCAGCCTCATAACTCTTTTTACCCTCAGCCTCACGTGCCTGTCCGGTCAAGTATGCTTTGTTCTGAATGTCAAAGATAAGTTCCTTAACCCTTTGGGTAACTGTGATTGTCTTTTTGTTCTCTGCCATATCTATAAAAATTAAGTGAGTAAATAAATTAGTCGTATGTCGGGCGTGTCGGCTTCTTCTTGAAGAATGCCTTACGCATTATGTCCTCAATGTATGTTGCAGCCTCCGTAGCATACCCGGTCGCCTCGCTCTTGTTGGCAAAAGTGTACCATTTGGCGGTAATGTTCATCACAAAGAACGAAAACAGACTACGCTGCATACTCTCTGTTAGGCTCTCATCAAAGGCGGTAGATAGTCCCAATGTCAATGAATACTCGCCCTCTGCCTCCACCTCCGAAACAAGCACCTTTTTCAGCGAATTGCAAATCATATTCTTACACTCGTTCCAAAAGCGTTCAAGCATCGCTTTGTCCTCATCGGTGGTCGAGATTACTTCGTATGCGTGTTCATCGTCCATCTTTGCACCTGTGTATTCGGTGGTCTTCGCCACTTCATCATACACAGTCTCTTTGTTCACTTTCAATGTTATCTCCATACTCAAAAACTAAATAGGTTATACGACACACCTATACCCACGTATGGGGCAAACTGCGGCGTGCCTTTCAATGTCATTCCATATCCCACCTGTATGCCAATGCTCCACCGCTTCGGCTTTTGGTAATGGGTGTTCGTTATGGTTGTTACCTCTCGTGGCATTCGGAATATCAAGCTGTCGAGGCTCGCACGGTAACCGCTGACGTACGCCGTATAGGTGCTGTCCTCATATACGGTCTGCGTTATGGGAACAACTACATCGGCACTATCGGGAGTAACCTTTTCGCCCATATCCTCGAAATGGTCATCGGGAACGCTTTTACCGAAATTCTGTACACTATCCTGCAAGTTTTTGCCGCTTTCGGGAAATTTTTGCACGTTTTCGGGCAATTTGGGAACGCTTACAGGCAATTTCGCAGTAATGTTCCCCAATGGCTTTTCCTCTTTCGGAATAGGCTTGTAATATGGAATAGTGTCCACAAATGTAGTCCTTATGGTGTCTCTGTATGGCTCTTGCTCTCTCATTGTGTAATGATGCACATTGAGGCATAGCGAAGCGACAAACACCGCCAAGAACAGCAACAGTGCTATGTTCTTAACCTTTTCCATACTTATAGTCCCAATTTGTCAATGCGGCAACGTGCGTTCTGATGATAGCCTCACGTCCCTCCTCCGATGTGAGGTAGGCAAGGTCTTGCTCATTGTCCATAAAGAAATTTTCAGTCAGCACAGCAGGGCACTTCGTCTTGCGCAGCACATAGAAACCCTCCTCCCAATCGGGGTCGCCGTCCGAAAACTCTTTGCGTAGTGTCTGCCCGGCAAAGTTCTTTGCGGCTTCCACATACAGCATAGTGGCAAGTTCATCGCTCTTGGTCTTGCCTTTGCTTGTATAGGCACTCCAACCACGAGCCTTGCCCCATTCGCTGTTTTTCGATGCGTTGCAGTGAATGGAAACAAGCACAACGTTCTCTGCGCCCAAACGTCCGCAAATCTCGTTCACTCGCCTTGCACGTTCTTCAAGGGAAATATCTTCCGTCTCGGTTACGATACGCTCTGCATCTAAACCCAAGAACTTCAATTCGCCCTCAATGGCTTCGGCAATCTCACGTGCATAGAGGTACTCCCTAAACTTTCCGTCCGGGCTTCTCTTGCCTGGTGTATTCTTGCCGTGTCCGTTGTCAATAAGTATCTTCATATCCTAATCGGTTAATCGGTGGTAGAAATCAAGTCGTATCTTTGAATAGACAGCCTCCACGTTGGTAAAGGCTCTTGCATTATTCTGTGTCTCGGCATATACCTCACTCTCTACAATCTCTGCAACCCAATCAATCCATTCGGGGGCAGTGTACTGTGTCAAGGTCTTGCCTCTGTATCGGTGGTTGTCAAAGCGGCTGTTCCTGTCCTCGTGCAAGTTGCAGAGCAATGTCCGTATCTTCGCTTTGGTTGCTTCCTTGTTAATGATGTTGTTTTCCTCACGCACTTTTTTGATGATGCGGCACACACGCTCCACAGCCAAGTCAAAACACGTGTTCGATATGTTCTTAATCTGCAACAGCGTGGCAGGTCGCATACCGTCTGCAATGTCATTCAGTAACTCATTCTGTGCGTCAGTCTTTTTCAGCAACTCGTTCATCACTTTGGCATTGTTCTTCATCGTGTTGTCAATGATGCTCTTGAACCATTTGAAAATGGCTACCCACATCAACAGCGAAAGGACAATGAAAGCTGCGCAAATCACAATCATAATCCCGAAGTTGCTGATACCCTCCGCAATCTCCGTTACACCCTGTACCTCATTCATAGCACGCCAATGATTAGTCGAGTTACACGCCCAAGAACTGCACCGCCTACGGTCAGCCCGAAGTCAATCCAATCCCATTTGCCGCCTGTCGCCTTGTCCTTGTATTCAAGACAAGCACCTGCAATCACAGAGGTATAGGCGGCGCAATAGTTCGTGTCGGCACAAAGTCCTATAAGGTAGCCGCCTGCAAGGTGTTTCCACCTGTTGCTTTGCTTAATCCATTCGATAAGTTTCTTCATATTGTTGCTGTTATAAAGTGAATACACTCAAATCAAGACCGTCCTTTTCTGCCCAACCCTCATCAAGCACCTGCTGAACAAACTGCAACGAGGTCATATAGAACTCCTGCAACTCCTCAAAGGTGGTGAACGTGTAATATACAGGCTCTTCGTCTGTGCCGAACTTGAACTTCACAGGCAATGACTGTCCGGCTGTATCTCTCGCACAGTCGTATGCAGCCTTGTAGTTGAATTGGTTTTCTGTGGACAACCATATAGGCATATCTTTCCACACCAAACCGCACAATATCTTTTCCTCTACGTTGCGGTTGATTTGGGCGATGATAATCTCCTTTATCTCCTCCATCGTAGGCTTACGTGTGAAACGCTCCCTATAAGTCCAACCCGATACACCGTCAGTCCCGTAACCGTATATCAGTTCCCATTTGTTGCGACCGATTTTCATTAGGCGGTCGTGCCTCTCGGTGGCTCCGTATCTTTTTTCCATTGCGATGCACTAATTAGTTTCTACAAAAATACTTGCTCCGCCTTTTTTCAGTTGTTTATCTTGTTACGCTTATGTGAAACTGTACTTTACCTTGTTGCCGTCAAATCGCTCACTTGTGATTTTGGTCTCAAATGGGAAACCGTCCTCAATGTCGCTTATCTGGTCAAGGATATTCTTCATTTCCTCCGAGGCGGTAAAGAATTTGCCCCATTGCTCAGTCTGTTTGTCTTTGAACGAAACGAGATAACGACCCTCTCCGTGAGGTGTTTTCATATCCGTCTGATAGTCGTGTACCTCAATGGGTATGTTCTGAATGGCTGCAAGTCTTACAGTGTTACCCGGAAATCTTTTCTTTCCGTCTTTCGGGGTGTAGGTTACACCCAATTCTCCAAACTTTTTCATTTTCTTTCCTGTTAGTTTATAATACAAATGTTTGCAATCTGCGTGGCACGCCATTCCCTTGAATGAGCCGACAATGGATTGCCTGCGCTTTCTCGATTTCACCTTGGCCAAGTGTCGGGCTGCTTTCTGTTTCGTTCGCTTTCGTATCAGCGAATGGGTGCGATAGTCCACATAGCCGAGGTAATCAAGTCCGCATTCTTCAAGCGGTCTTACTGCCTCGTTGGGTTTTACCTTCAGCCCGATAGCCTCAACGTGGGCAACAAGAATGTTCCTCAACCGCCACAACTCCTTTTTACTGCTTGCCAACATCACAATGTCATCGCAATAGCGGTAATACAGGTAGCGCACCTCAAAAGAGCCGTCTTTCTGCTCCAACTCGTATGATGCAACCTTCGATGTCATAAGGTGGTCTAATTTCGACAGGAACAGGTTGGCGAAACATTGAGAGGAACGTAGTCCCTTTGAAATGCCCTCGGGGAGCAACTCAATAAAGTTGTCAAGTATTGGAAGCAATACAGGGTCGCTGATGTATTCCCTTATCAATGCTTTCATTCTCCATTGCTCGATGCTGTCATAGTAATGGTGTATGTCGCACTGATAGTAGTGTACCGTCAGTTCCGGCACACTCTTTACATCGGTCTCTACAATGTGATGTAGCCAATGCATACCACGTCCGGGAATACTCGCCGCCGTGTTCTTGATGAGCGTAGGGTAAGTGTATTTCTCAACAATCACCATAATGGCGTGGCAACCGACACGTCCATATACTCGTGGGGCTTGCACTCGCCTTATTTTCGGACCATCCTTGACCTCCATTTCATTGAACTCGGTAATACGGAATGTTCCGTCTGCCAAGTCTTTCAGCAGCTTGCTACACATCTTCTCTCGTTGAGGGTAGTATTTCTCTCGCTGCTCCTTGCATTCGAGGTGGCTGACAACGTAGTCAAAGGCTTCCTCTACATTCTCCCTCGTGGCAATCTTGCTCATCAGATTGTTCAGAGGGAATATTGTCTTTTCCATATTGTTCTATGCCTTCAAGGCACTCAGTTATGTTCCGGCTTTCTTCCTTTCGGAGAGGGTTGCCGAGGCTCGTGTCTCTCGCTCCCTGCGGTGGCTACACGTAGCCGTGCAGTTGGAACGATTATATATAAGCGTGGCGAACAACACCCACGTTTATTTGCTTTGATTGTGAGCCGAGAGCCGTTGTTCGTGTTCGAGTTCGAAGATGCGTTATTCGCGTTCGCATAAACGAGACCGTAGTTCGCATTCGCATTGTTACCGCCACGACCAACCACACGGCTATGGAGACACTCTACCTTTTTTGCAGTCCTGCGACTGCCGTTAAACTTTCATTTCTTTTCTCGACGCCTTTTGCCGGGCGGTAACAGGGAGAGTGAGCAGACCCCTTACAGGGTCTCTCACTCTGACGTGTTTCGTTCTTTTCGCTTCCATCGCTTTACTCAATTTCGATTTTTCCGATGAAGGCGAGCCGAGAGCCGTAGTTCGTGACCGAGCCCGAAGACGCGCTATACGCGTGCGCACAAACGAGACCGCAGTACGCATTCGCACCGTAACCGCCACGACCAACCACACGGGCTTTCTCACCCGAATAGTAGTAACTGTCGGTGTACCACTGATTATAGGCTGAATTGTCAGTAGTCATTCTCGATGCGATGTAATCACAGTAACGACCGAAGCGAACACGACCAATAGTATAGTGCGTTGTGGTGGCTGCACAAGCCTGTACGGTACGTTCTGTGTCGGTTACAGGGTCGTAGATATGCCAAACTCTATCAACCACATCGGCAGTAATGGCAACGCCTTTGTTCTTCAAGAACGACTTGAACGATACCACGTTCACCGCTACATTGTCAGTCCACTCATAGTTACAGCCTACGAAGTTCTGAATACCGAATATCAAGTTACCGATATTGCTACCCGAATACTTGCGTGTCTGATTGCCATAGGTATTCAGAGAGTTTGCACCTGTGGTATAACCTACGCCGCAACCGTAGCCTGCGTATGCTTGAATATCACGTGTTCCCACCAATGCCATTACAAGGTTGGCAATATCCTTGCTCATTTCGTAGTCAATAACTTGGTAGCCATTTCTACGGAACATAGCGAGGTTTTGGAAATCCTTGCACGTGAAGTTCTTTACGTTCGGAGCGGTTACATTGGTAACCTTTCCGTTGTCGTCATACGTCCATTCGCTACTTGTCTGTGCTGTGCCTGTACCAACTTTCGACTTGACACCGCTGATAGAGCGGAGACGCATCAGTCCGTCCACCGATGCACCATATACACCGATGAGGCGGTCGGGAGTATGTACCCAATCAGGCTCAATGGCTTCAATGGCATTGCTATCTACGGCAATGGTCTCAATGTCGTCCAATCCTGTCTGAGAAGAGAACACAAAGCGTTTAGCACCCTGCGGAACATCACAGAAGATGTATTCGCCCGGTGTGAAGTCAAACAGAGAATGTGTAACGTACATATTGAACAACGATACCACATTGTCGTTTTCATCCACGAAAGCACCACCTACTGCACTCGAATTGACACCGGGGAAGCGTACCTGCTTCATACCCTCAACGTCTATCGAATAGGTGTTGTGGTTGGCATTCTCGGTAATTACCAACGGACTGCCTACGCTGTTTCCCGAAACGAACACGGAGGAGAGTTCCTGCAACAGAATTTCGCTCAATTTCTTTCGGGTTACCTTGTTGGCGGTACTCATTGGCTCGCTTTCCTGCGATGAGGCGAAGAAATGCTTCTGCTGGTTTTTGTAGTCGTTCACGCCCTTGTACCAATAAGGCTGCAAACGCTTCATAATATCAAAGCCCTCGCCCGATGTATCGCTCAAGTCGAGTTCTGTTCCGTCTGCAAAATAGTTGTAGTCGGCATCGCTCAACTGACGGCATTTCATCGCACCTGCACTTGCATCATAGATGGCTCGGTAGGCGTGGCTTGCCGCCTCGATACGTGCGAAATGTCCGCTCTTCTGATAGGTATTGCCAAACAGATAACCTGTCTTGTTATCCATATTGGTGATGTTGTAGGTATCTTCTTCCTCATCGTTGAAGATAACCTGCGAGAATTGGGCGTTATAGATGCTCAACTCCTTAAAGTAGTCCTGCAAAGCTGCTACCTCGCTATCCTCAATAAGTTCGGTCAATATCCAACGTCCTGTAATACCGCTACACTGTCCGCTCTCATCGTAGGCATTGCCGTTTGCATCAAGACCGATACAACCGCTATCTTTAATGCTACGAAGCATATCAACGCTTGCCGACACATTTACATTGGGAATACGCACGGTTTTCAATGCGCTTGCCTCTGTAATCTGCTCCAACAAGGTCATTGTATTGATGTGGGCGCAGTTGTTCACAAAGACTTTCACCACCTTGTTGATACCTGCAATGGTCAATCCACCGGGGTATGTCAAGTTTGGCAGATTGTTCAGTACAATCTCGGTCATAGTGTCGGGCAGTGTCAGTTCCTTGATAGGCGATGTTTCGGCAAGGGTAATGGTAGAAAGCGATGTGTTTTCCGCATATACCGATACCAAGCGAGGACACTTCGATGCGTTCATCGTCTGCACCTCTGTATTGCGCACATCAAGCACACGCAAGAATGGCATATCGCCCAAATCAAGATTGGTCATATAGCCTGTGTTACCGGGCGACATAGTCCAATCGGCGTGTGTCTCGCTACCTAAATACAACTCTTGCAAGAGAGCCATTTTCGACAAGGTGTTACCGAACTGTGGGTCGATACTCACTTCGCTCAAATCAAGCATACTCATACGGTCTGCCTGGTATATGTAGAGCATAATGTTTTCGCCGTGTTGGAAGTTGCTGAACACGCCCTCTTCGCCTGCCTGCAAGTAGATACCCTCGGTAATGTTACCGCTATCGTTACCGATACCGAAATAACCTGTCTTGGCTGCTTTGAAGCGGATTACTGCACCGTCCTTTGCACCGATACGACCACCGATATAACCGCTTTCAGCCTTGAAGTCGCCGCAACGGTAGTAACCGTCTCTGATACGCCAACGCTGTTCGATGAACGCAGGAAGCGATGTCAAGCCAAGACCTTGCAGAGCATAGAAATAGATGTCGCTATAACCTGTGTACTTGATGTACTTACGCTCTCCGTCAAAACTTGAAACAACCTTTGGCCACTTCTTCAGACGCTCATCAACAAAGTAGTGCAAAGCACCCTTTGGCGAGAATGGTCCTGCACCAATGCCGAGTGTGTCCGGCAATGAACGCATAGTGTCGGCGATTGCCAACAGGGTAATGGTGTTGCCGTTTTGGTCAACGTCCATTGTCTGCTGTCCTCTGATGTTGTTCCAAAGCACAGAGCCACGTCCTGCGTATGCGCTGCTTGTCAAGTCCCCGGGGTCAACTTCGGGGTCAATGGTCTGTCCACCGTCATTGTCCTTTCCGTTACAGGTATCGCAGTCGTACACCTTGTTACAGTACATACGGCGTGCGTTCATACCGTTCGCACCGCTATACACACCGTCTTTTACGCTACAACCGTCCTCCAAGAACCACATAGGCTGCATATTCTTCGCCTGTTGGTCAACGGCGGCAAGGTAGTCAGTAAAGAGGTAGTATGCTACAAGAGAGTACGGATTGGCAAATTTCCACATCTGCGTTTTCCAAATGTTCTGCCAAGTGTCGGCAAGTTCAGCCTTTGAATAGTCGCAACTATTACAGAACACCAACATCTGATACAGGTCGTATGGAACTTTGCGACCCATTGCCAAGTCCTCTTGCAGTTGGTCATCGTCAATCATACACTCGAAATATCGAGTCCACATCGGGTATGTAGGCTGTCCGAGTTTCAATTTGGTAACCCAAGATGCTTCGGCGGTGGTAGGCTCCATCATATCGGCAATGCTGCCAACGCCTTGCCACCAATTCAAGCCGTCATAACTCAACAACTCGTAACCGCTCACAGGGTTAAGTACCTTACCTGTAATCTGCCACTTGCCGTTTACCTGCTTCATTTCGCCTTTCTGTGCCGTCCACGCTCCACTCTCGTATGCCATAAAGCGATAGTTCTCGCCACAGTAGAGCGACAACAGGTAGAGTTGGCTCTTGTCGGTGGTGTTGTCATTCTTGAAGCGCATTTCAATTTCGTCAAGGCTTTCGCCCTCCTTACCGAAATACTCAATGAAATCACCGTAGTTTACACAGCCCAAGTTGTAGCCCGGAGTATCGAGGAAGCCGAGTGCAACCTGTTCGTTCTTATCCTCTTTCCAATTGCCCTTTGCGTGAAACCAAGCATCTGTGAGGCTCTCCATTGTCGAACGGAATGCCGCAATCGGGTGGTTGGCTGTGGAGTGGTTCATCTGCAAGCCTGTCAGTTTGACATCGCCTTTCGTCCAAGTGCCGTCAAAGGCTCGCTGTGCAGGGGTCAGATAGTTGCTGCCGAGCGCACGATAAGTAGCGTTCATCAAGTCGCAAACACCGCAGTCGTTAGCACCCGAGCTGTCCGAGTAGTCCACCTTTACAGTGATGATACTTACAGGGATTGAGTTCTCGCCCACACGAACATAGCCGAGTTTCATCAACTCGTATGAAATCAATGCGTCCTCGTTGGTGTAGTCCGGGTAGATAGGCGTTACCTCCCAACCGTCATTCTTACGCAAGTAGAAGCGGTCATTCTTGATAGGACGTTTTGCCGAGGTTGTACCCTGTCTGCGCCACTGAACATTTACAGCCTTGAAGCTGCGCCAAGGCATTGTCGGGTGGTAGTAGTACAGCGTACAACTGAACTTCTTGCTTGTATCAATATCGCCGTCAAAGGTGTCAAAGGTCTGTTGTTCCTGTACCACAACATAGTACGGGATACCTTTCTCTTTGAGTTTTTCGAGTGTCGGGCGGTTTTGCGTGTCAAGCACATCTTCTGCCTCATACTCCGCAATCATAGCGGTAGTGTCGGTAAGTTTGCACAGGTAGTTCTGAAATGCCTGCGCCCACTCATAATGGCTATCGTAGGCAAGGAAATAGTATAGGTACAAATCGCCCTCTGTGCCATTGAATGTGATTGTCTTGCTATTGAGGATAGCACCGCTGTTGCTGATGTAACCGATACAGCCGACCTCTTCACCGTCCAAGTACAGTTTGATACAGGAGTAGTTGCTGCCACCACGTGTTACATAGATGGTGGATGGCTCAACGACTACCGCCATTGTGTGTTTCTCGGCACACTTGAACGAACGCTCTACCAATGTCGGTTGTCCTGTCTTGCAGTAGATAGCAGCCTTATTGCCGCACACATAGAAACCTGCTCCGCTATCTGGGTCGTAGCACTCGATGAGTTTCGCATTTGCATCCTTGATGTTCTTGGTAGCAAAGGCAAACTGAATGGCATTACCTGTCGTACGCTCTGTGGCTGAATTGCCGTATGGGTTATAGCCGATAATCTCTGCCGTTACATTCTCTGCGGTGCGCAAACAACGCTCACCGAGGTAATCCACAAAGCCGTTACTTGAATAGTTAGAGCCTTTTACAACCATTTCCACGCCATTGTTCTTAATGGTGTGGTCGCTCTCGCTGTTGCTACGGCTTGCAAAGTCGAAACCGAACAAAGCACCGTCCTTGATGATAGCACCGATAGCACTGCCCTGTACGGTTACTTTGATATCATTGGTTGATACCGTGCCGCTCTCGGCGTGTACAATGATTTGCTGTGTGCCGTCTGTGCTGTAACCCTGTATCTGCTTGTTTACCTTGATAGTCTCGGCAATCATAGCCTCAACGGAGGTTACAAGTTCCTCGCCGTAGTACACGTCAATATGCGTTTCGGTCTTGCCCGAAGTATATGCCGCAACCTCCACGGTGAGGTTGTCGTACAGGCGCAACGAGCCGTTGTTGGTATCGTTGAAGCGGATAGCAACAATCGGTGTCGTGTTGTCGGCATCGACACACATAATGGCAGAGTAAATGGTGTTACCTCTTACTCCCGACTTGGTTTCTATGCCATAGATGCGTACAGGATATGCACCGTGCAAAAGTCTTTCGCCACCGCCGAACACATTGCTCGGATTGACAGAAATACTCTTGGTGTAACTGTCGCTTACGGTTGCTTCGCCCAACTTCTTCCACTCGCCATTGTAGAGCATTTCCACTACGGCAAGGATAGATGAAGAGTTGTTCGGGAACTTATAGAACTGTCCGATGCTCTTTGCTCCACCGCCTACGGTCAATGCTGTACTGCTTGTGTAATTGAGTGCCATAGGCTGCTCAACGGTAACATCAACCGCCACAATGGTAATGGCTTTCTTCTTGGTGTTTCCGTCTGCATCAGAAGCCTGCACAAAGAAACTCTTTGATGCGGCACTGCTGAAATACTCGGTAAAGTCAAGTTGGAACTTGAAGTCTGTTGCACTTGCCGAGCCGACTTCGTTCATACTCTCGCTGAACAATGTCAGTCCTGTGCTTGCGTCAATGATAGCAAGGCTACGGATAACGCCCAACACCTCGTTGCCGTCCGGGTAACTTACGCTACGCAAGGCAACATTCACAAGAATATCGGAGCCGTAGGCTACGGTAGGAGCGGCTTCCTCGAAATAGATAGACAGGGTGCTGTCCTCGCTCGACCCACCACCTCCTGTATTCTTCGGTATCTTGATTTGAACATCGGGAAGCTGCTGTCCGTTGAGGTTTACAGCCTTGTAATAGATGTACTCTTCATCGCTTTCCTCATCAAAACCGCCGATGGCTTTCTCCTGCATTTCGTATGCTCCGCCTGTCGAAAGGGCTTGTTTGCCACCTTTCTCGGGAACGTCTGCGGTCTCAACATTTCCACTACCGCCGCCACCGAAAGCAACCCACGGCTTTTCATCGGCAGGGTTGATGTCGGCAACCTCACGAGTGAACTGATAGGCAAGCCATACAGGTGCGCCGTTGAGGTCGGTGTCTGCTGTCTTGAATGTCAGTACAACACCACTCTTGAAGTAGGAAAGTCCGCTTTCTCTCTCCAAGTTCTGTACGGCTTGAATGGCGGTACTCAATGAATACTCGATGTTATCACAAAGGGCATTCACATTGATAGTGTTGCCAATACTCTCGCCGTTTGCTCCGAAGTCAGTCCAATTGCTTTCGGTAGCCCAATCTGCTGTATTAGTCCACTGTTTCGACTGCCAACCGTTTTCAGTAAGGAACGTCAATACAACGCCCGGTATCATAATGGTGTTGTCTGCTCCGTCCAAGTTGGCAATGCGGTCAAGGGCTACGGCAAATGTAATTTCTCTGCCTGTCAATCCAAGCAGTTGATTTACATTTACTACGCTTCGGGCGATGATGTGTTTTGTTGCGCCTGTTAGACTTTTACCGAGGTTACTGATGTCCCCTTGTGCGGTTTTCATTTCGTCCTGCAACTTCTTACCATCGCTGCCGGGGAAAGCCGTACTTGCGGTATAACCTAACGCAAGGTCAGAGCCTATGGCAACAAGGGTGCTGCCGCTCCAACGATAAGTGATATTTCTCGACTTATCAACATAAACTTTACCTGCCTCGGGGGTAACGCCGTTATAGGATTGAACTCCCCAAGTTTCACTATCTTCCCACACAGGATAATAGTAAATTTCCGTATCCAACTCGCCGTTTTCCGTTTCGACTTCAACGATACGAGCAATTACAAACACGTTATTATTCTTATGAAAAACAACTTTTGTTTGTTCGGAAACACTGCCAAGTTCGCTTTGTTGAACGACAATGTTCTCTACTGCTTCTGCAAACTCAATTACATCATCAACAAAGCCGGGTAAATAGGTGGCAGGGATTTTTGCATCTTCGCCAAGCGGAGCGATACCGTTTGCTTCTCCTAACGTATTTTTGAACTCGGTGAGTTCTGCGCCGACTGCATTTGCCTTTGTCTTGGCTTCGTTGGCGGTCGTCTGAACAGTGTTCACCTGTGTCTGAATAGCATTGATATTGTTGCCCTGTGAAGTAAGTTGCGTATCCTGCGCTTTGTTCTTATCTTCAATGTCTTTAATATCCTGCTGCATCAACGCCATATCGCTTTGCAACTCGGCAACAGCTTCGTTGTACTGCTCACTGTCAATGGTCGGGTTTCCTCCCTCTTCGCCTGTGGCAACCCATTCGCCACCATCACCCACATAAATGGGTCCGGGGAGAGTCTTTCCGACAATAGCCCACCAACCATCGTGAGGCAATGGGTAGGCTTCTTTCAATTTCTCTACTGACGTGAAGATACCTTTGTTCGCACCTTTGATGTTCTTGGCATCAAGCCAACCCTCCACCTTTACACTCCCTTTGAATTGGGAACTGCCTTGAACGGTTACTCTGCCACCAACAGCCACGTTGCGACCAACGGAAACATCACCGTCAATCTGTGTTGTCTTTATTGAACTCATATTAAGGATGATTTAGCCAATTCGTTCAACACGTTGCTTCGCTCCGTGTCGCCGAACGTGATTAACACTAATGCTGCTGTGGTGTAAACCACTGCATCGTAACATCGCTGACAAATCTCGATAGCACCGTATTCGTCCACTTTCGGATAGGGAAGATATACGGCACGGCTAACCATTGCCTCCTCGCTCTTGCAGGAGTAGAACTCCAACACACGTCCCTCTGGACGTATCGAAACGAAACAGACAGGGCGTTGCGCCGTGCCTCGTATGCCTTTGAAGCGTGAATGTTGCTTCTCATATTCGGGGTCGTCCGTGTTGGAACAGGTGAAAACAGGTCTCGCCCAATCGTCCATCTCGAACACTACAAAGCGCATAAAGTCCTCGGGTAAGAGTACCCAACCGCTTTCGTGTTCCATCCAATACACGGCATCGCCGAAATTATGACCTCCGTCAAGTAAGTGAGGGGGTGCTTCGCTGTGTATGCGCTTGACAGCCTCAACAATCTTCGACTTGATGATGTCATTGAGGGCAAGGGTGTCCACATCGCCGATTTCTGTCAGCGCATCACTCGACATATTTTGGTCAAGTGCTATGCGAACATCTTCCGCAATCTTATCAAGTGGATAGACTGTCATACCTCATTACTCTTTATGACAATCCAACGAACTCGATACCGTTAGCGGCTGCCTGCTCGACAATGGCTTTCTTACTGCGCAAAGTGGTACGGCTGATGCCGAATTTGTCTGCGAGGTAATCTTTGGCGGCGGCAAGGTCGCTGACTGTTACTTGCTTCAATGTGGCATCAGCATCAGCATCAGTATCAGTCTCGGTCTCTCCACCCTCGGTTGGGGCTTCGCCGTTCTGCTCGTTGTTCTCTCCGTTCTCGTTTGCATCTGCGTTCTCATTGTCGCCATTGTCGGTAACAGTTGTGTCTTCTGCCGGAGTAGGATTGTCGGCAGGCTTTTCCTCTGCTTTCTCCTCTTTCTTTGCAGGCGTTTCCACTACCTTTGCAGCATTTTTCTTGCTTTCGCCCTGTACGCTGTGGAGGCGGAACAACTTGCCAAAATTGTAATGGCACTCAATGGCGTTCATAATCTCCTCGTTGTCGGTCGTGAATGTGCTGCTGCCGTTTGACAGGGGTATGAACGAAATGTGCAAGTTCTTCTTGCTTGGAAGCACCACGTTGATGCTGACGTTGGTGTTCGCTTTGTAGGTCTTAATCATATACTTTGGAAAATTAAAAAAGGGACGGGACTACGCCCATCCCTCGGTTGCTGAATTAGTTGATAACTCTTGATTATGCTGCCGCAGCAGTAGGTGCTTTGGCAAGTTTCATACGTGCGTGTGCCTTTGCATAGCGCAAGTACAAGCAACTTACCTCCTGAATAACTACGGCATCTGTACGGCGAATACCTGCCTTCTGCAAGTCGAGTACGTTTCTTGCCCAAGAGATATGAGTTTTCTTTGACAAGTATTCGGGGTCCATTGCAAAACCGCAGTCGCTCATACCGTTCACATCGAACAACTCGTGATGAATGGTGAGTACCTCGCCGAAATCGGTATCCCAAGACTTGAACTTCAAGTTCCAAACCTCTACGGTGTCTTTCAGACGGAACTTCTCACTCTTAATCTTTGAGAAAGCAGAGAGCATATCACTACCGCAGAAAAGGATTTTACGCTTGTTACCGATACCTGTACCGACAAAGAGGTCTTTGGTAATATCCACGAGGTTTTCATCTGTGATAACAGCACACTTCTTGTCGCTGTCCCACTCGCCGACCTCAATGTCCTTACCTGCCATCCACCAAATACCGCCTGTAAACCAAGTGTTCATACCGTCCTTTGCAATGTGCTTGATGACGTTCTTAACACCAAACAGATAGGTATTCTCCATAGCAAGACGCATATCATATACGCCGTCCTCCTCAATGTCAGAGAAATTCCAATTCACTTCCTTGGCCGCAATCTTGTCGAAGGTGGACTGCTCAACCTGTATCATAAAGTTTTGGCAGTACTGTGTCTCCGGCATAGGAATGTTGTTGAAACGTCCTGTCTGTACGTCCAACTCACCGCAAGCCTTACCCATACGCACAAGGGTAGTTCCCTGTGGAATTTCGGGTACAAGGATAGGCTGCTTGGTAGAGCTGTCCATCGTACCGTTTACTGCATAGACGGTAGGCAGATTGGTAGTGCTGTCCTTACCGCATACACACAATACAAGGTCGGGGATGAGGCTGTCTTCGGAAGTGTACGCCGTTCCATCGGGTTTAGTCTTGGCAGGCACACCTACTACGCGGATAGTATCGTCCAAAGTGAACATATTGAGGTCGTCCACAGGGAGCGATACACTTGCGCCTGCGGTCATAGCAGTAACCTTTGCGCTTGTGCTGCACTTGATTTCTCGTGTGCCTACGCTGTAATACTTGACCTCGAACGAGTTCGTGCTGCTCGACTTCGCATAACGGCTGATTTGGTCGATAGGGGTTGCCATCGGGCGTATCTTCACGATGCGTTTGTCCACATCGCTCAAATAAAAATTTGGGTCGCCCTCAGTTCTACCTACGGTCTCCGTTGCGATACCGTCCGTTCCGCCTGTGCCATCAGCACCGGCTACTGTCTTACCTGCATCGGGGAGTTCGGAGGCGTTAGCCATAAAGACACCGCCCGATGCGCCCGTCACAAATGCTAATGCTATTAGCAAGATGCGACACAGAAAACTTGTTGCTTTCTTCATTGCTGTAAAATTTTGAAAAGTGAATAAATAAATTGACTGTTACTTGTTTGGTCTGCGTTTCTCTCCGCCACGTTCCCAAATATTTTGAGTACCGTAGTTCTGGTCAATGGCTCCTAAATCGGGCATTTCTCGTGCTGCACCCTTGCCACCTCCGTTTTTGCTGCTGAGGTTGGCTGTGCCGTCACTCTTGCTACCCTTGCGCAACTTCTCTTCAATCTTGGTGTTGCGTCCTCGAACTTCGCCCTCACGGTCTGCCTGCTCTACATCGCTGTCGTGCTTAATGGCTTTGAGTGCCATAATCACGCTCTCACGAGTGAACTTGCCCATAATGCCGTCACGAACAATACCCATAAGGAAATCCATAGCATTGTCGATGTCCTCATCAGACAATCCCTCTTCCTGTTGCATTGCTTCGAGTGTGGTTAGGGTTTCATTGATGTTGGTTTGATACTCGCCCTCATACTGCTCCTCTTGGGCAATACGCTCCGCAAACTCCTTATTGGCGGCGGCAAGTGCCTCCTGCTTCTCGGGGTCTTCAAGTGCTGCCTTGAAATCATCACCGAATTTGCGCACCATTCCGATGATAGGGTCTTCACCCTTTCGCCAATCGGTAAGGAAAGCTGCACTGCGTGGATTGCTTGCGAATAGGTCTGAAAGGGCTTTTTCTCGCTCACGATAACCCGATAATTCATTGTCGTAACTGTCGTAATCGTCATTGATTTGACCGAATAACGCCTCATCATCGGCAAATTCCTTGTCGGGATACTTCGCTTTCAATCGTTCCGTGTATCGGTCTCGATTGCTTTTAACTTCCGTATTCTTAGACATATACTGTAAATATTTAGATGTTTTACTAAACTGTGAAGCAAAAATAGTCCGAAATAAACGCTTGTTATGTTTATCTTTTTACGCTCCAATGTGTAACTTTGGAACATAAATAAGTCGGCAATGAGTTAGAAAGATGAAGCATAAGGGTGCATTGATGGAGTACTCACAAGAGCGTTCAGACGACTTGATGAGGGCGTACGATGAATATCTTGCATCGTGCGACTATATCCGTATGCCCGATGTGTACAACAACATTGTCAATATGCCATCACGCCGTTTTTGGGTTAGCGACATTCGTGCTGCTCTTGTCATTTCTGCGATGATGAGGGGAGAGGCACGTTTGGATAAGATGTGTGCTTCCAAACGTGAGATGTACGAAGAAATCTACCGCCGTGTAGCCATAATGCGTGAGAAATATCCCGATAAGACTACTTCTGAACTCTGTGCAATGGTTGTCATTCAGCCTGCACCGAAATTCTATCTCACACCCGGCAGTGCCAAAATTATGGTTTGTAAAGCGAGGAAAGAATGGATAAGAAGAAAGCAGCAAAGGCTACGTCGCTTTTAATATCAATCCTCGTGTTCTGTCTCTCTTTGCAGGATATGGCGGATTGGTCTGCGGTCGGCATCTATACAGGGTGCGGACTCGGCTGTCGTATGCTTTATCCGTTCTATCACGCTAACCTGTTACACGCAACGCTGAATGCGTGGTGTCTGCTCTCTGTCATATTCATCTATGACATATCGCTATGGCGGTTTACCCTTGCATATATCATCGCAGTTGGAGTTCCGTCATTTTGTCTGTCCGACATTCCTACCGTTGGTTTGTCGGGCGTTGTGTTTGCACTCTTCGGCTCTATCTCGTTCGAGGTACAGCGTAAAGCATATTATCAGTTATGGATGCTTGCATACCTTGTGGCAGGCTTCTTTTTCCCGAATACCAATGCGTTGGTACACCTGTACTGCTATTTGGCAGGTGGGGCGGTGGCATTGTTGAACAAACCTGTAAAGATTGGCTGATATGAACATCGCAATACGCAATATCATCGAAGAGAACAACCGCCGTAATGCGGAGATATATGCACGTTTCGACCCGATTAGCGGCTTCGGCTCGGTCGGTGAGCGTGTTAAGGTGGTTATTGATGACTTCCCCATACGCACGCAATACCTGCCTGTCGAAATGATGAAAGTGCCGCTTGTACGGCAACTTGCGGAATGCGGCTCCATTAAAGCGTTCTTGCAGGAACTCGGAGCAAACGAAGAGGAGGACTACGAAAGCGACCGACTAAAAGTTATCAGTCAGTTTGTACGCATCAGAAACAGACACGACTTTCCCTTTTGGGCGGCTACATTTGTATATATCAAGAACAAAGGTGGTGGCGAAGATGTATTATTTCGCCTCACACGTCCTCAACGTAGGTTTATTGCACGTTTGGAAAAACGCCGCAAGGCAAACAAGCCTATTCGTATTGTTCTCTTGAAGGCTCGACAATGGGGCGGCTCAACCACATCGCAGTTGTATATGGCGTGGTTGCAACTCGTTCACAAGGTCGGTTTGAACTCGCTTATCATTGCACATCAAGGCGCAGGCTCTGACGAAATCAAGGATATGTTCGACCGTATGATTAAGAACTATCCTGTGGAAATGCTGCACAAGTTAGGCGAGGCATACAATGAGAATGAGCCTAAATTGGTCGGCGTTGGTAAGTCGGGCAGTATTCATCGTGTACCACAGCGTAACTGCAAAATCAAGATTGGTACAGCAGAACGCCCGGACTCTTGTCGTGGTGGTGATTATAACCTCGTGCATCTTTCCGAGGTCGGACTGTGGAAAGCAACAGAGGGAAAGAAGCCCGAAGATATTGTGCGCTCTGCTTGCTCGGGTGTATTGCTCCGTCCTTACACGATGATTGTATATGAGAGTACCGCCAATGGTACAGGTAACTTCTTCCAAAAGGAGTATGACGATGCCAAGAGCGGAAAATCACAGTTTGAAGCGATGTTCGTTTCGTGGTTTGATATTGAGCAGTATTCTTTGCCTCTCGATGATGTGGAGATATTCGCACAGATGCTCTATGCCAACCGTGAGAACGACAATGTTCCGTCAGTTCGTGAGGAGAGCGGAAAATATCTGTGGTGGTTATGGGAACAGGGCGCAACCCTCGAAGCAATAAATTGGTACATACAGGAGCGTGCAAAGTACACCGACCACGGACTGATGGCGGCAGAGTTCCCGTCAGATGATGTTGAGGCTTTCGTACATTCGGGAGCAAGAGTGTTCGACAAATACAAGGTTGAGAAGCTGCGCCCATCGTGTCGCCCACCTCGCTACATTGGTGAGGTGTATGCCGATGAAGATGAGGGCAAAAATGCTTTGAAAAACCTACGCTTCACCGAAGATAAACAGGGCTTGCTCCACATTTGGGAAATGCCCGAGATTGACGATAAAGAGATTGTAACAGACAGATATGTTACGATAGTCGATGTCGGAGGACGTTCCAACAAAGCCGACTTCTCTGTTATCCTCGTTCTCGACCGTCTGTTTATGGCAGAGGGTGGAAAACCTACGGTTGTGGCACAATGGTACGGACACATAGACATTGACTTGTTGGCGTGGAAAGCGGCACAGATAGCAGCGTTCTATGACAACTCCCTGCTTGTGATAGAGAGCAACACGCTCGAAACACACGACAAGGAGCGTGAGGTGGACGGCGACCAATCACAGTTTATCCTCAATCAGATTAAGGATATTTATCCCAACCTCTATGCACGCAAGCAGTCAGAGGAGGCAATACGTGAGGGCTTGCCAAAGAATTATGGCTTCCACACCAACATTGCAACAAAACCAATGATTATATCCACACTCGTAAAGGTCATTCGTGAGAACCTCTATACCGAACGTGATGCACGATGCCTGGACGAATACTTGTGCTATGAGAAGAAACCGAACGGAGCATTCGGAGCAATTACAGGAAAACACGATGACTTGCTGATGACACGTGCAATAGGTCTGCACATCTGTTTCTTTGAAATGGAATTGCCGAGATTTGTTCCTCGTGTGGGCAGGTTTATAACCAAGAAGAGAAAGGCGGTATCTGCCGCAACAATATAAGTTTAACTAAATAACAACAGAACAATGAACATTTTCAAGAAATTCAAAGCCTCTCTTCGTTTGCGTGAGGCAGTGAGAAAAGCAGACAAGGCACACAGTGAGAACGGACAGCGTTACTATGTAATGCCAACAAGTGGTACAAGCGGACAACTTGTCATTATGGATAGGAACAATTTCCGTAAACTCAAGCAGAAGCACTACATCAATTACAACACATTCGTAAGAGACCTTGAAGTGGAGTGTTTCTACTGCACACCATATCGCAATGGAGCAGGCGAATTGTCTGCCGAAGCAGTAGCATTGAAGAAGAAGCAATACTTCTCTTGGTTGGAAGCAATCGCTAAATCAAAGAAGAATGGGCAGGTACGGAAACATTGACGGTATAGCAACGCTAACCAACAACCCCAATGCCACAGATAATGCAAAGGGAACAATCGGCAAGAAAAATGGCATTTGGGCAATGGCAAAGAATATTGAGCCTGTCTGCCACGAAGACAAAGTTGTAACATTAGATGATGTCGTAGAATATCTTGAAGACATTTCTCACTCTACAAAGAAGTAAACAAAGAGGGCGTATAGAAAAACCAATCTATACGCCCTCTGTTTTATGCTGCCATTGCGCTGTGCAATCTTCCTACAGCTTGCATATTGGCTCCCTGCTGTGCTTTCGCCATCAGTTCGGGAGAAAGACCGTCAGGAACTTTGCCCTGCGCTAACTGCTCTTTCTGCGATTTGATGCTCTGCAACAATTCATCAGCAAATGGGAAGTCTCCGTGTTCAAGCAACTGCTCTACGCTGATTGCCTGCGATTGCCACAACTGCAACAGTATATCGTTGGCAAGATGTCTGTATGCAGGTGTCGTTGTGCTTTCTGTAATGCTCAAATCGAACTCCACGTCTCGTATCTTCTTCGGGTCGTACTCGATTTGTGCGCCGCTCTTGCCTGCAATGTTGAATACTCTCTTGCTGTCATAGAACTGCTGCATATTCTTGACATCCTTGTACGCTCCGTCCACAACAAAGCCGCTGAAGCACTCCAACAGGTCAAGCAATGTAGTGGTGGCGTTCTGTGTCTGCTGTTGGTAATGTGCAGCACTCTCGCCCGAAAATCCGGGCTTGCCTTGCAATGCACCTGTAACACCCGATATGTCCTCAAAGAACTTCAACTGCATATTCAGCAACTCGGCAATACCGATGTTTGTCGAATTGTTGGCAACCTGTTCCGGCACTTTGCCGCTCTTGCTCGGCTTATAGACAATGACACCGTTAAACTCGGTCCAACTCTCGGCAATATCGTCAATGCTGACACCATCCGGCAAACAATCCTCGGGCATCATCAGCACACCTTTCGCACTTGCACGCATTATCCAATCGTACAATGTAATCAGTCGGTTGGTGTATCGTTGTTGGTCGATAACGTCAGCCACAAACGAATGTATCTCACCGTCAATGAACGGATATGCCTTGAATACGTATGGGTGGCTGTCGTGTTCGTATGGCGTTTCACCCTCTTTCAAGATGTCTCCGAATGGGGACAGATAGTAGAAATACCAATAATCATCGACAAACCAAGTGGCTTTAATCAATGGCACTTCCTCCTCGGGCATACCGACAGCCTTTGCCATTCTTTTACGCTCCTCGTTCTCGGCTACAACACACCTTTGGTAGTCCTCAACGTCAATCTTGAAGATGTCGCCATTTTGGTAGTCGTGGCATCGCCAACGTGGTTTCTGTTCCTTGCGCCACACCTCGATAACCCTGCATCGTCCCGGCTCGCTCGTGAACAGAAAGTCGTAATTCTGCAAACGGCTATATCCGAAACGCTCTGCATACGAGGCAATGTATTCCTTTTTAGCAGCCCACTTGTAGATTTCACGGAGTTTGCGGTATTCCTCGGGTGATGTGGCGAACTGCTCACACAACTGCCCAAATGAAATGTCGTGTATCTCGCCAAGCACCGAAACGTCCCAACCTCTGAAATCACGCATATTGTTGTCGATAAAGAAATTGTTTGGCTGAACATAGTCCGTCCAACAGTCCTCCTTACCATTACGCCAACCGTATGACTTGCGGTGTACTATAAAACCGCTGATTAGAAACTCTTCCATTGTTCGGGCATACACCTCCGTCATTCTGTTAAGTTGCATATTGCATTGCAGAATGGTACTCATTGTTTCGCCCAACTTCTGTTCGTCTCGGTCTCGTGCGGTACAGGTCGGCTCTTTACTCTGACTGCGGTACACACCAAGCACACTTTTGACTAATCTGCGGATAAGGTTGTTTTTCAACGGCACATTGCCCTGACTCTTGATGTACTCTTCCTCGGTCATAGTCTTGCCGTCCACACAAATTTTATCGTCCCATTGGAAACCATAGGTGTAACGCTTGTTGCGTTCTCTGTCCTTTCGGAAATCCTCCATCTGGTTCCAATAGTGCTGCGCTTCCATCAGCACATCGAACGCCCTGCGGTCGCCGAACTGCCGGGAAGACATCGCTACGGTGTCTATCTCTTCCGTATCACGCTTGGGAGCGATACGGCTCATAGACAATAACCTTTTATTTCCTTTTTCTGTATGCATAATCGTTGAATATTATAGAATGCTTAGGATAGCCACAAAGGTACTACCCCAAGCATTCTTTTCAAGTATAACTATTTACGTTTGCGAGTTGTGTTCATTTCCTGTATCATCTCCTTTTTGAGTTCGTTCAACTCGGCTTCGATGTCCTTGCGCTCTTCATCATCGACTGCCTCCTGCATTTCATCGTAGAGGTCGTCAATGTCCTTGCGGTAGTCCTCAAAGATTTCGTAACGCTCGTATTCGGGCGAGTTGTAGAGGAAATCTATCTTCTCGGCATAGTCAAAGATGCCGTTGTCGGTATCTTCCTCATAGTGTCTCAATCGGGTTTTCAATCGGTCGTGTTCCTCTTTCAAACGGAAATACTCATTATTTACGGCACGGTACTCGGTACGTTCATCGCCTGCCTTGACAAGTCGGTTTACCAACAGTATGCTACGAGGGTCATACTCTCTGTCGCCGACAATCGTTTCAGCAGTCTTTGTCAGTTTGTCGATAGTACCGAACACTCCACCGAAATAACCGTTTAGCATATACTCAACTTTGGCAGGGTTGATGTCGATTGCTCCCTTTGTGTATGGGTCGCCACCTGTTGCCTCGTTCAGAGTTGCCGCCAAGTTCACGATGTGTTTATTGGTGCTGCTGTATGCTTTCGTCCATTCCGGCATATCCTTATTGAAAGGAGTGTCCTTATAGAGTGGCATACCCGTCCAACTCTTTTCTGCAACGTAGGCTTCCCACAATGGTTTGGCAGCACTCGGAACAAAAGCGTTCAATCCACCGCCACCCTCCAAGAAGTCAATAGGCAATATCTGTGTAGCCTGTCCCAAAACCGCCTCGGCAATCTCGCCACCTGTAAGGTGTTCCTTGCCACTGAATACAGAGGTCATAAGTTCACCCATTCCGTAGAACGCTCTGTACTCGATAGGCAGAGGAATGGAAATCCAACTGTCGCCTGCACGGAACAAAATGTTACTACGTCTCACATACTCGGGCAGGTTGTAGTATGCGTTCTTGTCGTCCTCATCATCATCGCCACCCAAATATGCCACGATAGCACCAAGCAGGAACATTGCCGCAACACCTGTAAAGGCTTTTGCCGGGTGTCGCTTCATCTGTCGCCCGAAGTTGGTAGTACCTTGAATGGCGGCATTCCAAAAGACGTAACCGCTACGACCAAGTCCCGATACCAATGCACTTGCGTTTCCTGCCTTTGTCTGTCCTACGCTGTCATAGAACTTCGCTCCGCTACCTTTCTTGTTGAAGTTTACACTTATCTCCTTTGCATCGTAAATGGCTCTGTCAATGCTTCTGCCCATTTCACGAGAGGTTACAAAAGCGGCAAATCGGGCACAGTTCTCAACAGCTCTGTTCAGTTCATCGAACTTCTCTGCAAGCAGGCTCCAAGCACGTGCAAGTTTCAGTTTGCCGTTTGCTCGTTTCAGTTCCTTGCGGATGTCGTTCTTATGCTGCTCGATGTCTCGGATATTGGCATAGCCTGTTTCGCCTCCGTTCATCATAAACTGATGGAACATTGCTTCGGTCCTGTTGCTCATATCAAGCGTTCCCTTGCGATATTTCGCCAATAAGCGTTTCATTGTAACAGGGTTTACCATTAGGTAGTTCCTGTGGAAACGCAGAGCGTAGTTCGGGCTTTCCTTTATCCACGCCATACTGTTGGTGTAGAGCATATCACGCATAAAGTTCGATACGATGAAGTCCGGGTTACGTGTGGTATAGAGCGCACTCAACTGACGGTTTATCTTTTCTCCTGCACGAAGAATAGCACCGATAGCACCCGACATATCATTGTCGGGGTTGGTCTGTCCGTTCAATGCCTGCGCCGCACGAGGGTTGCCGTTGATAGTGATTACATAATCTCTACCGCCACGCTTCACAACAACTTGGTGCTGTCTCATATCTCGGCTCTCTACAATGCGGTAAGGAATGCCGATAGCATCTTTACCTCTCTTGTATTGGTCGGGGTACTGCTGTGCCAATGACTCCATCTTTGTCTCAAAGTCCTGCATCTTCTGCTCAACCTCTTCGGGGGTGTCTGTACTCTCGATGTTGTCCGGGAATACAGGTTTCCATTCATCGGTTACTGCATCATATTCTACCCAGATGTCGCTAACGCTCACAAGGTCGCTCGGGTGGTTGAGGGCAAAGTTCAAGAAACGCTGTTTCACCAACTTGTTTCTGTTGCCCTGCATTATCGCACCCTCTGCCATAGATTGCAGGTTGGCAAATGGGTCATCGGCTTTTGACCTACGTCCCTCTGCTTTCTTGATAGGAGCATTGAAAGCACTATGTTTATGCGACAGGTAAGCGTATGCCTCTGCACTTGTCTTTTCGTCAAAGCCACGTAATGGGATATAGAACTCGTACATAGCCGAAACTTTATCGAATGTCTCTTTGCTCATCATTCCACAATCGTATGACTTTTGAAGAATAGCCTTGCTTACGGCATTGACTTTCTCCCAAAGGTCAGTTGTGTCGTGTGCCTGTTCGTAATCATCAACAATGCGCTGTGCTTCCGCTTCGGCATCGGCAACATCGTCCATACCTGTTAAGGCTGTTAAACCTGCATAGTCGGTTTGGTCTGCATCAGTAGCACCGTTATTGATAGCCTCATTACGCATATACGCATTACGTTCAAGTCCGTGTTTAGCCATCATATAATCGGTCAGTTCCTCACGCTCTGCCTCATTTCGGGAAAGTTTGGCAACCTCATCAAGCATTGGCTTGAACAATGTCTGTGCGAAAGCATCTGCTTCGGCTTTGTTCACACTCGACAGGCGGTTTTCGCCCAAATAAGCATTCTCGAAGCCGTCCACATCTTCAATGTTTGTTCCTTGGCCAAGGATAGCCTGCATTGCTTCTTTCAGTCCGAGCATACTATCCTGCAATGCCTCCTGTGATTGGAACATACCTGTCTTGACACGTCTTTCATAACGGTCTCGTGCCAATTCCCTTTCGTGTATTTTGGGGTCTCCATCACGATAGAGGTCATCATCGCTTTCGGCGGCGAAATTCGGGTTGAGGTTGGTATCTGAATAGTTACCAACACCCAACTCGTATTGTTTAGCCACATCAGCAGCTTCGCCCAATATGCTACGGTATCTGCCCGGCTCTGCAAGGTTTTCATAACTGCGCCACAAGATATAGCGAAGTTCGTTATCAGTCAGAGTAACTCCTCTGAAATCCTCAAAACCTATCTTGTGAAGCATATTCAAGAAGAAATCCTTAATCTGCCTCCACCAACTTGCATTGGTGTTCTCAAATTCGGTGTTCTCTGCAAGCATAGCAAGATATTCTTCCGTAGCCTTGTGGAAATCCCAGCCGTTCTTTGCAGCAAGGGCAACGATACGCTGACGGATAGCCTCATCTGCATTGTTGAATACATTGTCGAGGAATGTTTCAAAATGCTCTCCGAACAACTGACGTAATCCATAGTGGGCAACTGCCTCGTGGAGCAAAGTCTGTTCAACGTCAAAAGCAGTTGAATGGTTAGGGATAACAATAGTTATCTTGCCTGTACTCTTTGTGTAGAAACCCTTTGCACGCTGTTTCTTGCCCTCCAATGTACTTGCATCAGTTACGACCTCAACATTATCAAGATGCAGTTTCTTTGCAAGGCGTTCCACACGTTCTGCCATTCTCTGACGTTCACGCTGTGCAAACTCCCTGCGCTGCTTTCTCGTTCCTCTTGGCTTTGAAACAGGGTCGCTCTCCAAAGCCAACTCATCATCAGTATATGAGCCGACACCCTCACGATTTAAGGCATCATCACTATGGTGTTCCTCCTTGACTTTTACGCCCAATTTGGTAAGTTCCTTAACAACCTCTGTTATACGTTCCTCGGGAATATCCGCACGCAACTTTCCACGATAAGGGTAGAAGTTTCCACCTGCGGCACGTAGCAAGGTCTTGTTTTCATAGTAAACAGCACCATCTTTCTTTGTCTTAGGAACAGTGAGGTAGAACATCTTTGCCCAACTGCTACCCATAATTTCAACCTTTCCATCGTGGCTTGTTATAGGCGTATAGTCTTTTATCTGTTGCAAACGACTACTCAATGGCGCACCGCTTGTTTTGAGCATTGATGCATTCCATTTGTCGGGCATTAAGATACCATCGTGAACATTACCGTCAATATCAGTATAACTAATGAGCTGTCCCGGATAGCCTCCGTATTCATCTTGTGTATCGGCGATAGCCTGCAAGATATTTCCTGTCATAATGAAACCTGTCTTTCGTGTCTCACTTGGTATCTGACTATCCCAATTATCAAGCGTAGTGGCACGTGCAGCATCCCAATTGTCATTGGTCATCTTGTCAATGCTTCGCAACGCATCAATTTGCGACAGTTTGATTTCAATGCGTCTGCGACCGTCAAGGGTAGCAAATACCGCAAGTGTTGTTGAGGCTGTAATTTTGCTGTCCTTTGTTTTGTATCCACAGAAAATAGCAGGAGTGGCAAAGTCAAAAATCATCGACTCAAGGTTATCCGGCACAAGATAAGACTTGCCAACTTCAAACATTCTCAAGCGGTGCATCATCTGGTCGCTGCTTTGGTTGAGGCGTAGAATATTGTCATTGTGCTTCGCTTCAACCTTTTCGTTAGTCTCTGCGATAAAGTTTTCTATGGCAACACGCTTTTCCTCTTCGCTACGTTTCTTCTGTCCGTTGATTTTGTCTGTCTGCTTGGCAATATCCTCTACGGCTTTCGCTTTTGCTTTCTCGTAACGTTCTTCCTCTGCGGCAATTCTCGCTTCGTCCTCTTTACGGATTATCTCGATGACACTTTCCAAGTATTCAGCTGGGGCAACACCTCGGTTTATCTGCTCAATAACCTTGCGTATTTCATCGGCTTTCATCGGCTTTCTCAATACGTCCATTTCCACCTTTTCCACAAAGGAATTGCGTGCAAAAGGATTACTGCCGTTCGGGTCAATGCCTTCTGATGATACACGTCTCTCTATCGTCTTGGCACGAAGTGGCATTACGTTAATCTTCAAATCGTTGCTACCTGTATCGTTGAGGTACTTAATCAATTCATTGTAACGTCTTACCACATCATCGTAAAACTCCTCTTGCTCCTTTGTGGTCAAAAGGGCTACGTATCCCGTAACTTTTCGTGCATCATCTTCCTGTGGCTTGTACTCATCAAGTTCGCTTGCTTGCACACGACCGCCTCCAAGTCCGCCTTTCTTCAAAGGTGTACCCATTTTCTCATAGATTTCCACATTATCTCGTAGATACTCTACAACAACTTGGCTACCGTATTTATTGAGCAAGTCAGGTGCTTCTACATCGTTGCTTTCACTATCCTGTGAGGTCGTGGTATTAGCGTTCAAAGACTTTAACTTGGTAGAAAGCATCATCAAGAAACGGTTTTCGGCAGGAACAGGCAGACCGAGGTTGATGTAGTAACCTCTATGCACCTGTCCTGTGCGGTCTATACGTCCAATCATCTGCATATAGTCGTTGATGTCGCTCAATGGCTGTGCAATAATCATTGAACGCTGACGTTGGTCGCTGAATTTCTCTGATGCGTGCAGACTGATACCTGTTGATGCAGACTTGTTGAGGATAAGAACATCAAGGACACCACTGTTAAACTCTCGCTGCATTCTCTTTTTGTCCTTGTCGGTTCTACGCTTGACAACGACACGTCCGTCATCGTTGCGCTCAACATACATATTACGTCCTGTCAGTTCACCTACTTTGTATCCTTTCTCGTGCAGACGCTCGATAATGGCATCAAGTGGACTGATAAAGATGTCGCTTGTACTCTCACGAATGAAGTCCTGCAACTCGTAATATGCCTTTTCTCCTGCTGGACCTAATGCCTGTGGAGAATATCGCTCGTGGCGTTCGTTACCGTCCTCATCTTTTACGGTGTACTGCATAACGGTGTCAAGTCCTTTCAGTAGGCTTGCACTGAATGTAGGCTCATCAATGATTTCGCCTGCGGCATAGTCCTTAATGCTGCTCTCCATTGTGCTTTCCAACGCAATAACAGGGTGGCGACCTGCATTGATTTCGGCTTCCACCTCATCTGCAATAGCATCAACTTTGAGGGCAAGCATAAGCTGCTTGGTGTAGTTGTAGGTCTTGCTTGCAAATGGCACGTTCTCAACGCCCATTTTATCTGTGCCTCGCTTCACACCTGCGCTCTCTGCCATAACTGCGAGTTCCATATCCAACGCTTCAATCATCGGCTTTACGTAGTCCTCTTGGAACTTGATGATGGCATTGAATGCCGCTATGGTACGGTCGTAGTTCTCTCTTGCACGTCTAACGGTTTCGGGGTCTGTAATTGTTTTCCAATCGGTAATAACATCGCTCATATCTCGCTCCCTGCGTACCATTTGCCCTGCATTAGTCAATTCACGGCTCATAATCTCTTGCAGAGTTACACCGCCTTTTTCAATGATACTAATCATTTTATCTGGCTCAACCTTTGCTTGGCTCATCGCTGTGCGAATTGCATACAAAGGCATTGTGTCGGGACGCTTTGCGAATGTAGCACTTGCAAATGTGGCTGCTTTTGCGGTGCGTAGAATGCTTTGGAGATATGCGCCTGTATTGCTTGAACCTGCTGCCGTGTGGCTTTCATCAAGGAACAGATAATTATCCTCTGCAATGGCACGTAAGAATGTAGCCTTTGGTGTAGCCTTGCCATTCTTTACGTTCTTGCTTTTCTTGGTACGTGCGCCGCTCTTTTTGGCAGCTTCTTCCATTTCCTGCTGACTGACAGCATCGCCTGTATTTACCTGTGAATAGGTGAGCACTGCGAAGTCATATTCATCGGGCAATGTTCCCGATGCAAATACTTTTGCCATTTCAGTGGAAGATAGAGGTTTGTGTACTGTATTACCTTTGCTATCAACCATTGCACCGTCAGAGTTGAAAATAAACGGCACAAGGTCTCCACTTCCAACATCTACCAAGTCTCGGTAAATATCGGAGAATAGGTCTGCTTTCTGTGTGATGAATACAGGTTTCTCACCTCGTTGAACTGCCCAACGAATAAGTGCTGCCATTTGGCGACCCTTACCAACACCTGTTTGGTCGCCGATAATGAGTGCTTGTCCTTGCTTCATCTGATAGATAGCCATAGCAACACTATCCATCTGTTCTGCGGCAAGTGCCTGGTGTGCTTCCTCAACGGTGTCATATCCGAGTTCAGTTCTGATAAATTCGTCAATGCTACCGTGCTGTGCTTCAATTTGAGTTAGCACATTGTCCATTGCCTCGACCATTGCAGCAGGGGCAACGCTGTTAAGTGAAAATGCACTGTTATGAGGACGATACGCACTCTTTTCATCTGTAAGAGTACGTTTCTTGTGTTCGGTTGGAGTCTGCTTTAATCCCACTCCGTTTGTGGAAACTCGCTCTGTTCCCACTCGCTGAATGTCAGTGTCAGATACACTTCTGCTTCCTCCTGCGTTATCTCTTGGAGTTTCTGCCCGGGTTTCACCATCTGCATTATTCGTTCTACGTTCTCTTGGTAAAACCTGTTCGCTTCCGTCCGAATGCTCTTTTGTTGGTTTTCTTCTGCTTCCAACATCATCATTCTTTCGAGGTTGTTCACGATGTCCTGCTCCGTCAGTGTTCCCGGATGTTTCGTTATTGACAGATGCCAACTGCCTTTCTCGGCTACGTAATATTTCTGTTCCATTTGTCTTTTCCTTAGAGTTTAATACTTCGTTAATTATCTCATACAGGTCGTCAAAACTTTCAGCCTTGCGAATAGCCTTACTCTCCACAGGAGGATATACGGCTGTCTGCGCTCGCTCCTCATCGCTTCTGCGACCATCTATAAGTATCATACGAGTAGGGAACGTAGTACCTTGCTTTGCGTACAGTCCGCCGCTCATATCAATAACACCTTTCACATTGTAGTGGTCATACAAGTAAGTAAAGAATGGTTTCATACTTTTGATTGCACCATTGCTTGCATACTCCATATTTCCACCAATGATTATGGCTGCTCTGCCATCATCTTTCATACTTGCAAGAGCGTTCAACGTAATCTGTGGGTCAAGTCCGGGTATCATCTTTCCGTCATACTCCACAGCCTCACGTTTTCCAAAGGGTGGATTGGCAATAACAACATCATACTGCATACCACCCTCGAAAGGTTCTGTTGCATCCTGCTGTGTTACCTCTGCAAATCCTTGCTCTCGCAGATTATCCAATCGTGTCTCGTCAAGTTCATTGGCGTGAACTTGCTCAACAGGAACTGTGAATACCAACATCCCGTTACCTGCCGTTGGCTCCAATACCTTGCCACCTGCTTTGTTTGCCATTGCGAAGTGGTTGGCTATCCAAGCCATTGGGAGAGGAGTGGAGTACTGCTGCATCTTGATACGGTTACTGCTTCGTGCGGCAATGGTAGGTTGCATTTCATAGAGTTTGCATATCAAATCGTATGATGCACGACTGTTTCTACCTTTGCGACCAATAACCTCACGTGCGGCTCTAACCAATCCGTCCTCAACAAGTTCCTGCAACAAAATGTCGGTTCTTCCGTCACTATCAACCTCCATTCCCAACTCGCTTGCACGCTTGCGTAGGTCTAAAATGCTTCTGTATGGTTTTGTTCCATTGTCAAGAGCCGCAAGCATATCAGCCTTTACCGTCATTGCAAATTGGCGATGCAGTTCTGCATCAGCCTTGTTGGTTTCAGCAAATAAGTCGTCGAACAAACCTCCTGTTTGTTCCTGCGAAGTTACGGATTTTTTCTTGGTTTCTTTCTTTGCGGAACGTGTTTTCTTGATGCGTTCCTGTGCGACCTCAACTTCCTGTGCGACCTCAGCTTCTCTTGTTACAGTTTCAGCAGTAGCAAAAGCATCAATGCCTTGTTTGTCAAAGTTGGCAACATCGAAACTCTGCACTTCATCGTATGAGGTCATATCGGAAGCCAAACCATTCTCAACAACTTCGGGAAGTTCTCTCGCTCCATTGTAGAACGCTTTGAGGTATGGACGTATAACATCGCCCAAATCGGAAATCATAACCTTTGCAAAGTCTGTAAAGGTCTTTACACCTCTATCAAGATGTCCGACAGCAATTTCCAAACCGATAGCAAGTATTTCGGGGTCGATACCGATGTTCATCTGTCCGCCCAATTTCTTGCGCAATCTGTCTTTAAGTTCAGCCATACGTTCATCGCTGACAAGCCCGAACTGCCCCTCGTTTTTAGGCTCGGATGCAATCTTCTCCTGCCAATTGCCGCTATTAAGGATGTCTGTCATTTCTTCAAAAGACAAAACTAATCCCTCACCACCGACATTAGCAGTATTAAGGTCTGCCGTAACTATACGCTTTGCTCCATCGACCTTTGTTATACGGATGTTGTATTTACCATCTTCGCTAACAAGGTCTTTGAATGCTGATGAGAATATAGTTTTAGACGATGTATCGCTTTGAATATCGCTCCATTCTGCAACCTCATACATAACAGGTGCAAGCCCTGTATCAAGTACAGGACGATGTTCGCCATATTCTTCAAGGTCGTGTATCTTTGCTTTCTTGCCCTTATAGATTACTTCATCGCCAATTTTATAGCCATTGTAGCCGTTGGCTCTCAAAGCCTCATACTCACGTCTGCGCTCTTCCTTAATCTTTCGGTCAAGTTCACGTGTCTTAATCTTGTTTTCAAGAGTAACACCGACAGCTTCTAATGCTTCCTGCATTCCGTTCAATGGGTTGCGGAGAATGTCGAGCATTTCTTCTGGACTATCTGTGCTATATCTGAAACGAGCATCACCAATCGGATAACCACTGCTTACATCATCACGACTAATAGTAGTGTAGCCGTCTGCATCAATGTGGATAGAGTATTGCCAAATAGGATGATACTCTTCGTCTTTGGGTTGCTCCTTTGGCTGTTGAGGCTCGGTAAACAGCACATCGCCATTGTTCAACGCTTGAATGTCGGTCATAGATACAGGCTGTGCATCGCTCACGGCATCGTCATTGTTCAGAATGGTGTCCGCCAACTGCTTTGCGCTTTCTTCGCTACGCATCATAAATCCACCCTGCTCACGGTCATACCAACCCTTTTCGGCTTTGGCAAGTTCTTTGGCTGCTCTCTGCTGTTCTTTCGTCAGAGTGCCTGCAAACTTCACGAGGTGCATATCAAGCACCTTGCCTTTCTTGGTGGTGTACTGTGCCGGAGCGATAGTGTATGGTGCGTTATCTTGGTCGCTGACTTGCTCACTATCCTGTGATATAGTCGGAGTCTCTGCCTTTACAGGTGCTTCGGCAAGGCTGTAACGGCTATTGTTGTGGGCGTTCATTGTGGTAGTACCCACCTCGTTACCCTCTGCATCGAGTTCTGCAATGGTAGAAACACCATTGGTTGAGTGTTTTTTGATGCGGTACAACTTCTGATTGTAGTAATCACGCACAACATCGCCAACATTGAAGTCTGCGAGTTTGCGGCGCAAATCCTTGTCTGCCGATGCGTTCTGTCCCTCGGTGGTCTTGACACTCTTGTACTCTGCAAATGCTTTGGTCTTGCGATGTGATGAGGCTATCCACTTCTCGAACTCCTCAATGGAAACGCCTGTAATGGCTCCAAGTCCCTGCCAACCTTCTTCATAGTTGCTCATATAGGCTGCTTCGGCATCGTTGATGTCATTGAAGCCAAGCATAACCTTATGTTCATCGAAGCTGCCGTCTGCATTACGTTGGTCCACTACGAACACTTTGTGTCCGTCCCAACCGTCAATATCATCAGACAGGAACACGTCTATATGGTCGCCGTCCACACCCTCTGTGCCACGAATGTAGCCGTAGGTGTTCTGCATTTCGGTCTCCCATTTCTTGCCGTCAGCATCTACGCCACTACGTACAGAGCCTTTCGGCTGTTCAATGGTTACGTTGAATGTGCCAATCTGAACGTGTCCTTTCTTGTAGTTGCCTGCCTCTTTCTGTGCTTCGGTAGGGTTGGTGTTTACCTCTGCCTCTGCTGCCTGTATCTGCTCGCCAATGGTAGGTGCTTTCTGTTCAGCACCACCAAGAGCCGCTAAAATCTCTCTCAACGGCTTTTTGAAACGGATAATAGGGTCAATGAAGTACACCGTACCATCTTCACCCAACAACACGTTATCGCCCTCTACATCGGTTACAGACACAAGTTCATTACCGAAAGAGTAGTTATCTTCCGGGAACAATCCACGTGCGGCAAGTGCTTCCGCAATCTGTTCCTTTGTAGGTTGTTCGTAGTTTTGAATGAAGTCCTGCGACAGTACAATGCGAACATCGCCCATTTCCTCGCTGATACCCTCCAATGTGTAGGCGGTTTCGGGGAACAGGAGATTATGCACAAGGTGTTCAAAGGCGGCATCTTCGGGCTGAACACCGCTTTTCATTGCAGCCTTGGCGTACGGGTCTTTGACCTTTGTTACCTTGCCTGCTGCTGTGTCGATGTAAACAACACTCTCGCCTGTGCGCTTTGCTACCTTACCTGTCAAAGTCTTGGTAACTTCGGCAGGAATGAATAAGCCGTGCTGTTTGGCAAGGCTTACCAGCCTTTCGGATTCCGTTGTGCGTCGAGTTCTCTCGCTGTACTCTGAATATTCCCTGTATGAAGTGTCCAACCCCTCTTCAAGCACTCGTATATCGCCTCGGTTGCTCGCTCCCAATACTTCTTGGGTTGCGTCATCAGCCACTCCTGTGCCGTCTGTTTCCCGTCCTCCATCAGGAGTTTGTTCAAGTCCTTTTCGTTCGGGTTGGGGTTGATATACGGCTTCGTTGCCTGTTGTGCTTTCTGCTTCAATGCTTCCTGTACTGTCGGCTGTCCGCTCTCCACTCTCAATTCGTTCTCCTGTTGCAGCATTTCCTGTGCTTCCTTGCTGCCCTCGTTGGCTTGCTGAACTATCGCCAACCAATACATTGCTTCGCTGTTGTCCATCGTAGGTAATGTTTAATGTTTCGTAAATAGCCTGTGCAAGCGTGCGAGGCGTGTTGTCCGGCTGCTCAAACAGGTTTGGTTCTTGTGTACCTTGAATAAGGTCGTAAAGTTTGTTGAAAGTACCTTGAATGACGCTTTGGTTGTCGCCTTTATACATCGTTGCCAAAAGCAGTGCAAAGTTACTGAAATTCTCGGCAGGTAGGTAACTTTCGCCTGTTACATCATCAATTTGGTACTGAATTTTCCAACCCTCTACTGCCAAACGTGCATCCTTGAACGTCTTGGCGTTTACAAAGTCCTCGCTTTGCGATAGGGCATAGAACGCACGGATTGAGTTCTGTATCTCCTCAATCATACGGTCTGCATTAGGGCTGTCATAATCACGGAATGCCGTTGCAAGGATAGCCTTTTGAGCCTTTGCAGGCATAGCGTTGAACATTTCTTCAAGTCGGGTGCTGCCGCCCTTGAAGATGCTCTGATACATAATACCTCGCAAATCGTTCTTTGCCTCGGCAGTAAGGTTGCCCTTGCTGTCAAAAGCACTCTTGTACTGTGTAGGAGTGATGTAACCTCTTTGGCTCATCCACTTCAACACCTCAACACCGTTGTTGTCCACAAGCCCTGCAAATGATGTGTCCTCATCGTTGGACTTCAACAACAGGTTGGCGAATGAACGCATATCGTTGCCCATTTTCTGCAAAGCATTCTTCGGCTTGATACGCTCTGTTCCTCCGCTCTCGGTGTCCTGTGCCACGAACTGACCAAGAGTGATAGCCTCTGCATCGTCCACGTCAAGCATATTCACAAGTACAGGACGTTCCATAGCCGCAACATCATCGGCATTCAAGCCAAATTCCTCTGCGTGGTCAATCAGATACTGCTTGTACTGCGCTGCCTGGTCTTGGTGGCTCTCCCACATAAGACGGAGCGCATCACTACGGTTGTTGCCCTGTATGGCTTCTCCTCGTGCGTTCACGGTAGGCGCACCTGTATAGGCGGTAACGGAAGAAGTAATCTCCTCGGGGCGAATGTTCCCGGCAATCTTACGTGCCGACATTACACTCGCTTCATCGTTACGCTCTTTCGGCTGTGCCTCATCAATGAAGTGTAGAGGATTGCGCACACCTTGAATGTGGCTCGGCTGTAATTGGGCTGCATCAATGACTGCTACACGACCATTGGCAATGGCATCATCGCTGAAACGTACTGCAACCTCTTTACCCTGTACTGCCTGCAAAGGCTCTTGGCGGTCAATCTTATGCCCACTGACACGTCTGTAACCTCTTGCTCGTGCGTCCTGTGGAGTATCGTCCACCATATCGGGAACACCGTTGAGGGCTTCACGCTCTATGCGCTCTGCTTCCTCACGTTCAGCACGCAATCGCTCTTCCTCTGCCTTGCGGAGTGCTGCGGCTTCATCGGCAACACGTCTGCGTTCTGCTTCTGCATCCATTCTTCTGCGGTTGGCAGTACCGGCAATCTTCTTCCAAATGTTCAGTTCCTGCTGTGCCGCATCAATCGCCGCCTTGCGTTCTTTCTCGGCAGCAATCTTCTCGGCAATGGTAGCACCGCCTTTCGACTTGGCTTTCTCCAATTTTTTCAAAGCTGCCTCTTTGTCGGCAACCATTCCATCGGCTACGGTTTGTGCCATAGCCTCATCGCCCTCTGTCTGCTCAACGATAGCGTCCCAAGCGGTATCGCTGTCGGTCTGCTCATAAAGGGGATTGCCCTGCATATCCTTTGGTATTCTCTGCATTGCAGGAATATTTTGAGGGGCAATGTTGCCATTTTCGGGAATATTTTCGCCACCATTGTTACCCTCATTCTCGGCAGGTTGCTCGATTACCACTCCGTTATGCTCCATCAGCATACTGTCGAGTTCATCACGAGTGAACAGGTTTACACGCTTGCCATTGATAGGTGCTTCGGTGTAAACCTCATATCTTCCGTCTGCATCTGCATCGGTAGTAATGTTGCCACGAACAGCATTTCCGTTCTCATCACGGAGGGAAACAAGGTCGTTGAGGGCATACTGCGGTCTGCTTTCTTCCTCAATAGCCTGCTGATAGGCTGCATTCTCGGCAGCTCTCTGCTGCTCGAACTGCGCCACACGTGCCAACTGTGCCGCCTCTGCCTGTTGCTGTATGGTCTCCTTGGCCAAGGGGAACACGTTTGTACCGTCCGACACATTTACAGTGCCGTCCCCATTATCCACAATACCCTCATCATTGGCTACAATCTGCACCTGTATCTGTGCATCATCGCCTGTAATGGTGTATGTGTCGCCCGGATTGAATGTAACAACACCATCAATCCTGTTGGCTGCCTCCTGTGCGTACTGCTGACGGATAGCATCTGCGGCAGTCTGCATTTCAGTTATGGGGTCTAACGCCTCATCAATGTTCAATATAGCATCGGGCGACACCTGTTCAAGTGCGCCTGTCTCTGCATCACGAACAATGATACTGTTGTCCGAAGCCTCGATGTCAATACCGCTACCGTCTGCATACTGCACAAGGTTTCCGTTGATAACATACACACGGCGGTCGTCCTGCTTCATCGTTGCGCCCTGTATCATACCTGTTGTGCGGTTGGTACGGGCATTTACCATTGCGTTGCTCTGGTCGATGCGTCCGTCAATATCATCACGCACACGCTGTATCATACCGTCATACACCTGCTTTGAGTTGAGGTAGTCAAGCAAAATGCCTCGTTCCTCATCACTCCAATCTTCGGAGTTACGAATGTAGTCCAAATGTGCCGCAGGGTCGTTCTCGATGTCGGCAAGGAAATCTTCTTCAATGATTGCCAATGCCCTCTGACGTTGATAGTCATACATATTCTTGGCATCGTTCATTTCCTGCGAACTCTCAATGCTGTAACCGTCAATGTAACTTTCATCAAGAGCCTGTACGTCCTCATCCTGTGCTGCACCTCTTCTTTGTGCGAGTGTTCCGAGGTTGTAACCTCTCATCATCATAGAACGCTCCATATAGGTGAGAACAGCCGCTCTCTCTTCGTCTGTGAAGTCCTTATCGTTCACAATAGCCTCTGCCATTGCGCCCATATCCTCATTGGTGGTAAGGTCAAGCGATGTTCTCAACGGCTCCCATACCTCTTTGCCAAGCAATTCTGTTGCGTGTGCATCAGCCTTGTTTACACTGTGCTTCATTGAGGTATAGTGTGCTGCCGAAAGAGTGTGCTTACCTGCACCCATCAATCCCATAGAAAGAGCCATACCGCCCCAAACATCACCGTGGAATTGTCCTGTGGCAAATAGGTTGGTGCGTGTTCCGTCCGGGTTTTGCTGATAGGCATCGTCAAGATTGAGCATTGTGCGCCACATCTGACCATAGTATTCCTCTGTAACCTCGCCAAAATAGTCGCTCACACCCATTTTGTTGAACAGTTGGTGTGTTTGTCCCATAATGCCATTCAAAGCACCTGCATCAGCCTTTGAAAGCACAGCACCGAGACGTTTAGCACCTACCACATTGGCAAGTTTGCTCATATTACCGAATGTAACAACAGGGTCAAGATGTGCGCCGAACATTTCCGAATAGTTCTCGATGATAGCATTGGCTTCGCCTTGCCAAATGGCACTGCCCCAAGTCTCATCATTGCTGAAATCGTATGTTCCGTCCTCGTTTACGACAACATTACCCAATTTGCGGTCAATGATGTCGGAGGTTGTTTTGCCAACCTGCACAGTGTTGGTCATAAGCGGCGCACGAATGAGCAAGTCATCGCCCATTGTACCCAATGCCTTAATGGTCCAATTACCTGCATACTGTCCGAAACCTCTGACACCGTTGTTTCGCACATAGGTCTTGAAGCCTTGTTCTGCCATTTCCTCAACAACCTCACTTCCGATTACCTTTGTGGCGGCTCTTGTGCCACCCTTTGAAAGTAGGCTGATACCCTCGAAACCACCGCCTGTAATCACGAAGTCAAGCATAAAGGACGGCATATAGCCTGTCATTACACCTGCTCTGTTCCAAAAACTTGCATTGCCGCCATACGCCTGCTCCGCCTGTTCCTTGTTGTAGAGTGCGCCCATCATTTCGTTGTAGGCTTCACGTTCGCCCTCGGTCGCATTGTCATCTACAAGTTGGTCAGCGTGCATCATTGTCATTGCATCGCTCAAATCGCTCATACCGAAGTCCCACGTTCTGAAATCGCCTGCAATACGACCGAAGCCACGCCAAAAGCCAACATCTTCACCCTGTTCACGGTCTTGCTGTTCTTCGAGGTCTTTGATAAGTTCCTCTGTCTGACGAATAGCCACATTCAAAGCATTCTTCTCGGGGTCGCTCTGTTGCATACCTACATACATCTGACCTCCGATGAGCGCATGACCTAATCCTGTCAGTTTGGTGTTATTGAACTCCGTAGCCTCATCGTGTACCTCGCTGGCTCTCTCGTTCCGCTTTGCCTGCAATTCTGCGAGTTTCAACCTTGCACGGCGCAACTGCCCACTGACGGACATATCAGCCGCCTGTCGGTATCTGAAACTTTCCATATCGGCAAGCCACTTGCTTGTGTACCTGTTGCCAAGTGGGGTGATGTAGGTTTTCTCTACCTTGCCGCTTTGAGGGTTGAACATCATACGTCCCTCGACAGTCTGTCCGCCGCCTAATGGTGCGTTCTCGTGGTACTCACGCATTGTTGCCATACGTTCGTTGAAATCGTCCATAGACTGACGTGTACGGCGTTTCATCTGCTCAATACCTGCGCTGAAACGTATTTTATCCTGTTCTGTGAGCGGCGTTTCGCCTGTCGGAGTTGCAGGCTCTTCCACTTCGGGTGCAGGAGGTGCTGCCGCAGGCTGTTCGGGCTGTTGAGGCTCGCTGTTCTGTTGTTCAGACATAAACGTCCTGTAATCAGCCGACCTAACACGATACTTCTTCCCCTCACGCTCCATAATGGTTGAAGCATCGGGGAAATCTTTCATAAAGCTGTCAATGTGTTCGTCTTTCACATTGTACTTCTTTCCGTTGTACTCAAATATAGGCATAGTTATTATTTGTTACCGGGTGTATAATCAATCACTTCATCATCGCCACCGCCGGGAGTGTATTCCTCGACATCATCATTGAGTTCGCTTGTCATAGTGGCAGGGTCAATACCAGAGAGAGTGAGCATAATTTGAGAGGCTTTTGGCGATTTGTGCCAATTCTGCTTAACATAGTCCTCTTTCTTCTGCGGAGTGTCAAGACGTCTCATTTCACTCTCCCAACGTCTGCGCTGTGTCTCATCTGTTGGTGCGAGGTCTTCCAACATCGCATCATAGACCTGTTGCATTGAGCCTTTCCATACGTTTTCGTAGATTGCCACTTGGTTGCCGTTACCATCAGCAAAGCCGAGTTGCTTACCACGAACACCACGTGCTGCCGTTGCTCTTGCCTGCTCACGGCGAACGGAAACATTGTCATTATGCTGTCGAACTTGGAAGTTGTGTGAACGGTCAGAACGGCGTTTGTCCTCGTCAAAGGTTGCCTGCCAACGTCTATCTGCTTCCGCATCACGTCCACGTCTGTACTCTTGCTCGCTTGTATAGCGTTCATCGGCGATGCGCTCACGCTCGTTGCGGTGCTGAATACCCTCGTTGTACCTATCTCGTGCCTCTTGGTCGAGTCCGAGCTGTCGTTGCCAACTACGTTCACGGTGGGCTGCATCTTCATCAGCCTGTCTTGCACGCATAAGAGCGTTGTAATACGCCGTGTTCTTTTCCTCTCGGTCTTTCACCAATTTGTCATAGCGCACCTTGTTAGCGGTTGAAATAGTATTCTTACCGTCATACATATTCGGTGCATACTGTGTAGTGAAGAAAAGGTTTGAGAGGGCAGTTATACCGTCACCAATGGCTGCGAATATCTGCGCTCGCTTCTCTCTCTTCCTTTCCTTTTCAAGTTCCTCTGCCGTAGGTGGGGTGTATGGGTTGAGTTTCTTGAACAGTTCCTCATAACCGCCACCACCGCCACCCGAGGCAGGCGCACCTGCTCCTGATGACGGCTTACTCTTTGCTCCGGGCTGTGTTGGAGCGGTAGGAGAAGATGAAACCGGGGCGTTCTCTCCCGAATTTTGTTCTGCCCACTCCTGTGAGCCTTTCGGTGGTGTGCTGCCGCCGCTTCCTCCTGCGTTCTCTCCCGAATTTTGTTCTGCCCACTCCTGTGAGCCTTTCGGTGCGTGTCCTCCACCATCGGGAGGACTGCCGCCTAAAATTTCATCTAATGTTGCCATAGGAGAATGGATTTAGAATGCGCCTGCGATACTTGCACCTGCGTTTGCTACGCCCTGTACTGCTTGACTGATAGCCTGTGCCTTGCCCTGCTCGATAGCGTTCAACTGCTCCACATATGCGTTGTCGTTTTGTAGATAAGTCGCTTCGATGCTGTCTTTGCGTGCATCAGCATTAGCCGCAATCTGCGCAGTAGCGTCAGCAAGTGCCTCGTTGTTGGCAGCTTTCGCCGCCGCTACACTTTCATCTGTACCGCCCATAACGGCTGCTGAACCTGCCGCCGCCCTGTTGCGCTGTTTGATACTCTCTTCGGTTTGCGTAAGGATACGTTGAGCATCGGCACGCTGTGTCGCATCTTCGTTGTAGCGTTGGTCATACCAATCTTGGTTTTTCTTACGCTGTGCCTCAACATTACGCTTCGCTTTTTTCATTGCCTTCGATGCGGAGATACCACCGAAGATAGCACCTGCTGCGCTAAGTCCTCCGCCGACAATGCTTCCAATAAGTCCCATACGTATGAAATGAATTGTTAAAAGTTATACTTCTGTTGCAAAACTAATCACATACCTTTGAGCCATCGTTTTATCTTTTTACAGTTGAATGGCAAAGGGAAAGAAAACAGGAGGGAGACAGGCAGGAACGCCCAATAAGGCATCTGCGGCAGTACGTGGGGCAATCGCAAAGATGCTCGACGACTATTTCACGTCCGAAACCTTTGTGAATGATATAGCGGAGTTGGAGCCAAAGGATAGAGTTGCGGCAATGGAGAAGTTCGCCGCTTATGTTTCGCCAAAATTACAGACAACAACCCTCGATATGACGGTAGAGAACAAAAAGACTATCGAGGATAGATTGGCAGAACTCTCTGACGATGAGGAATGATTTATCTAAACTCATCTACTTTAGATGCGGAGGTCAGCACCTCAAAGGTTAGTTCAAATACAGTTTGTTTGTAGCGGTGTCAGCAATGAACACCGCTATTCTTGTACAATTATTGTTATTTCTTCGGAAGAAATGCTGATAAATGTACAATTATAGCCCATAAATGTACATAAATGCGCAAATAACATCAATTCCTGCACAAACGATGTCAAATACACCTCGCAAACCTATGTTTTAAGCACATATTTAGGCACACAATAACGCCATCTCAACACCTTTATTCTTGTTCATTTATAGCAATAACTTCGGAAGAAATAGGGTATAACTGTACAATAATCGCAATAAATGTACAGTTATGGGGCGTTTCTTCGGATAAACTCCGTAAAAATGCAACAAAGAAGAGGAAAGTATATAGAATATATAGTAAATATATATCTACTACTACATCTACTGAAAGGGGAAAAGAGAATTTTTGAAAGATTTTTTGAGAGGAGAAAAAGAAAAAATTGCGCTCAAAAGAAAAAGAGAAAGCCCACAAAGAGAAAACTCCTTGCAGGCTTGCATCATATTCGTGGCTTCACGAAAAAGGTCAGAAACCCTTTCCCTTCTGCCGTTGGTACACCACAGTTTGGTTTTTGTCGAGATTGACGATTTTGAACATCACCATTGAGCGGTTGGGAATATCCTCGGGAAGCATAGTAACGAGCCGGGCAATAACCTCATCCACATTGTTGAAGCCTACGTCCGTCAGTTCTGCCACGTTCTGCCCATTGTGATATGCGGCAGCATTCACCATAAAGCGATACGACAATCTGAAATGTGTGTCCTCCTGCTTCTGCTCTCTGGTCGAAGTCTTGCCGGAGAAGAATATGAAGTCAATCACTTTGTCGTTCAACTCCCACGCAGGGGAGTAGTCAATCTTTATGTATCCTCGTGTTACCTTGTGTCCGCTACTATGGTTCATCGCAAACGCAACGTCCGATATAGAGGCACGGACATCGTTCTGCGCCACCGTACCCCAAGTATGCCTAAACGTATAGACCGAATACCAATCCTCTTTCGGAAGTTCCATTGCCTTGCATATCTGCTTGATGCCGCTATTAGCGTTCGCATTGAAGCTGTCCGATGTTCCCATACGTTGATAGAAGTTGAACAGGCGTTCGCTATCTGTTGTGTCGAGGTACTTATCAAACAACGGCTGAACTATTGCAGGCACACGCATTTCCATATACGCACCATCAGAACGGCTCTTGCGTGTCTTTGCACGTTGGTAACGAATGATGCCGTTCTCATAGTCTTTCTTCCGCAGGTTATACAGGTCCACAGTGTTGATGCCTGCCAAGCAAAGCACCATCATAGCAATATCACGTCCGAACTCCGTCAATGGGAACTTCATCTTGCTGTCGGGGAGAGGGAACGAGAAGAATGCCCGGCACGCCTCGGGAGTAATAGCAAGTTTCTCCGCCTTGTCAGCCGCAGGGATTTCCACCTTAACCCACGGATTGGTCTTGATGCGGATAAGCCCTGTGTCATAGTCGTTGTACTCCAATTGCGCCGCCTTGAACACCTGCCGCATACAGATAGGGTACATTTCCTTTGCCCTGTGCGTACTCTCCAATGATTTAATCCACCTGTTCACCAACTGCGATGTGAAGTGCGAGAACATCACCTTTGTCGTTCCTGTGAAGCGTTCGAGGTGTTGTAGCGCAAGTTGATAGTTCTTTGCGTTCCGTTCCTGTCCATTATCAATCATACGTGCGATGTGCGTGCGTGCGTAGTCAGAGAAGCAAATATCATCATTGCCACTCGTGAGGAACTCCGCAATCTCCTTTGCCGTCCAATGTTCGATGTCCTTTTTGTTCAGCCGTTCATTGTACTCCAAAATCTTCTGCGTACAGTATTGTAGTACGTAGGGGTCTTTGATTTCGTTGGTCTTGGTCAGTTCCTTTCTCGTAACCATCTTGTCTGTCTTGATGAACGAAGATGCACGATGATGTGTTACCCGGATATACACAGGGTAAAAACCGTCAGCCCTCGCCGTTCTCACTACTGCTTTCAATGTTGCCATATCTGTTATTCTTTATCGTTAATCATCAACTGCGTTCCAAAGTGTCTGTATCGTGTTCCAATGGATTGAGGTGCATTTTGTCATAACTCGCTCACACCTCGGCAATACCATTTGTACAACACCCGTACAACACTGTTGTAAAAACCCACCAACTATTGTACAACATTTGCGTTCATTCTGCACATTTAATGCTCATTTCGCACGTGCATTATTTATATAAAATAGGCGGTAAGCCCTTGATTGCGAAAAGCCTACCGCCTAAATCGTTAATAATCAAGTATCTTACTTGTTATCCTCAACAGCAGCCTGAGCAGCTGTAATTTCGGTCTGCTTTTCAGCGAGTTGCAAAATGTCGTACAACAATGTGTCAGCAGGGCTATTTTTGCTCGACCTCCTTATAGTTTTCTATTACCAAAATCGTTTTTGTCCACTTGTCGAAGTAATATTCATCATCCTCTTTTACATATCGTCCATTCAGCGCAAACAGGTACGCCAAAACTAACGCACAAATGCAGAGTAGAATTTTTATTGCCTGCAATACAGAAACTGAGTAATGTTTATTATTCATTTTATTTTAAGATAGAAACTAATAGAGTGGCTAATCCAATTACAACTGTTGCGACAATACTCCATTTTACAAGTTTGTTATTTTTGTGTTGCGCACGCATCTGTTCGTTATGTCGTTCTGCGGCAATTCTCTCTGCATTTTCTTTTCCACTCCACGCTCCTGTGCTTGCGAAATGTTTTCCTAATTCGTTGATGGTAAAAACCGGCATCGCTCCTCTTGACATAGGAAATGTTCTTCCGTACATCTCTAATAATCTCAAAGCACCATCCAAGTCAATACCTGTTGCGTTTATTTGAGATGGATAACAATGCCCATCATCAGATTTCGCAGCATTTATCAATATCTTCTCTGCAAGTAATGTCAAACTGTCCATCACTCCATTCCTTTAACCATTGACACCAATTTGTTCATCACGTCATCTCTTTGCTGAAAGTTTGAAACAAGTGATTTGCATAGTTCGATTAGTTCTCTATTGTCATCAATGACAGTCGCACTTGCAGTTTTTTCGGTGTCTATACTATTTGCAAGTGCCCTTACATCGTCATCAAAGAATAGGCGAATATCAACCCTCAACTTCAATGCTATCTGTTCCAAGTCAGCAGCTTGAATTTTGTTGTTATTCACGCAACGATGCAAGTTTGCTTCGCTCATACCTATGTCGGAGGCTAATTGTCTCATCCCTCCGGCTCTCTTTTCGCACAAATTTCTAATCAAACCTAAATTCATAATTATCAGCGTATTACAATTTGCGACTAAAATAAAATACAGACAAAATGAAATTTTCTGTCTAAAATATTTGCGTGTGTCTGTATTATTTTATAGTTTTGCACCATAAAACTAAACATTAAACTTCAAATGACCGAAAAAATGGCTAAAAAAAAGACTATTACAGGCGAATTAGAGCCTATGAAAATCGGAGAGCGCAAGGAGTTCCCTGCATCACTATGCACTACTGCAAGAAGTATGGCGAGTATGCTCGGTTTCAAGTGGAACAGAACATACAAGACCGAGACAGACCGTGAAAGACGTGTCGTAGTAGTAACCCGAATTGCATAACGCTATGATTAGAAGAAGAACTCCAAAGGTTTCAAGAGAACGTGCTATTACAATAGCGATGAACCACAACTGCGTACCTCGTGGCATTGCCGAGAGATACACCGACAGCGAACTGAAAGAAGTATTAAGACAACTCAAATTAAAAGCAGATTTCTAATTATGAATAAGATTGAGATTAAGAGTATCGGTTTTGACTCGTTTGGTCGTGAGGTTTTTCAGACTGCCAAAGGCTCATTACTCTGTGATGTAAACCTCGACCGTTCACACAAAAATATGAATTTGTGTGCCAAACTGAACAATGAGTTTGACGGTGAGCCGGATTTCCCTGTAAAGGTTGAGAGATTTGTAGTCGTGGAGGAATTTTCAACATCAAAATAATATCACTATGGATAAGTTTATGAGCCTCAGCCAACTTGCGATGTCAGTCTTTATGTTCCTCGGAACAATCACTTGGGGCATTGCTCACCTCATCAAAGGCACAATCGGTTTATTCGGTCTCCTCGTAGTTCTGTTATTCGCCCTTTTGATGTGGGTACTTGTACGCGAGTCTTATCGTGAGTATCAACAAGAGAAAAACAAGTAAGCAATGGCACAGGAGGTTGGTATCGGTGCAGAGTTTCAAGAACTCGCAAAGGCATACGCCAAAGCAGAGAAAGAATTAAGCATTAAAGCGTATGTCGCAATCTTAATCTGCAAGAAGGTGGACGGAAAAGAGGTCGTGCTACATCGTTACGACCTGCCACGTGAAAGTGTAGAGCGTTGGCAATGGGTAATTGATTGGCGCAAAGCAAAGTTTGTCTGTGCAGACCCTCGAAGTTATATCTACACCACTATGTCTTTCTATGACAAGACAAGTGGTGAGAAGTACGGATTTAGAAGCGACCTGTCGCAGCTCGTGGCATTGAAGAGCAAAATCACATTGCAGGAGAACAGGGTTGCAGCATACATCAAAGCCAATCAAGGTAACTTATTCTTTGATGAAGCCACAGACCCTGCATTGCAGAAAATTCGTGCAAAGGTGGAGTTCGCAAAGGAACGTGTTGCATTGGCAGAAGCGAGACTGAAAGCAAAAGTAGAACAATATCAGAAAGAACAATTGTAATGGGAACACCAAAAGGCAACGGACTTGTCGAGATTACAGGCGAGAACAAATCAATGGATAAAGGTTGGTTTTGTATGGACTTGATGGGATTTCTTCGTGGTGTGGATTGGGACACCTTTCATTCAGCCTATCAGCAAGCCAAGTCCGGCAACTGTCCTTTCAAAGATAAGTGCAAGCGTTACGAACGCACAGTAAAGAAACGTGGTCATCAATTAAGCATATTCTAACTATGGCATCACATACCAATCCCATTTGCGCCAAGTGTGCAAAAGCCTATGAGCAGTTGAATGGTCGCTACTGTACCCTGCTCAAACGAAATGTAGAGTACGACAAGACACCTGCGTGTCAAAGTCAAACCAATAAAAAGTAAATCTATGCTCACACTCGATTTTTCCGACAAGTCAGTTACCTACGAGACGTTCATCCACGATGTTGCCGCTTCGGTAGTGCGTATGCTCTCCGAAGTACGCAACGACCCCGAGACAGTCAGCCAACGACAGGCATACACGATGTTCGGACGTGGCAATGTCGATAGGTGGCGCATAGAGGGCAAGATAGAGCCTTGTAAACGTCCCGGCAAAGTCGAGTACCGCACGGCAGAGTTGAGAGCATTACAGAACGTGAAACAGGACTATTTCAAGATATAACAACAAGGCTGTATAGAGTAATGGGAACTACACTCCGGGTCGTATGCCACAATGGAGGGTTAGCGGTTCGAGTCCGCTTGCAGCCACAACAGACAACTGTATTTCAATAACTTTAATTATTAACATTATGAGCAATGCATTATCATTAGCCCAAGAGTTGCAACAGACAAAAGCAACCGATGTGATACGCAATGAGCGTGTCCGTAGTCAATTCATCAACGTCTATAACTCCATTTGGAAAGAGGGAGGCGAACAGGTGTACGAGCGTGAGGCAATCTACTTCAACCAACAGTTGAGAGACAAAGCCAACCTGCGTGAATGCTCTGGTACATCAATCTTCTATGCCTTTATTGACCTTGCTGTAAAGGGGCTTACCCTTGCACCGGGCGCACAGGCACTCTGTTACCTCATTCCTCGCAATGTCAAGGTAGGCACAAACCAACAGGGCAACGACATTTGGGAGAAAGTCTGCAACCTTACCATTTCGGGATATGGCGAATTGGTGCTGCGCAAGAATGCCGGACAGATACGCCACGCCGACAATCCTGTTATCGTGTACGAGGGCGACACATTCCAATACGGAGAACAGAACGGACAAAAGATAGTGAACTATATGTCCGCTTTCCCTCGCAAGTCCAACAAGATTATTGCCTGTTTCTTGAAGATTACACGTGCCGATGGTACGATAGACTATTCTGTGATGACTGAACAGGATTGGATGCGACTTAAAGGTTACAGCGACAAGCAAAACTCCTACTTTGACCGCAAAACAAACCAATGGGTAACCAACTCTAACGAACTCTACAACAAGAACGGTCAGATTGACACAGGCTTCCTTATGGCAAAGTGCGTGAAACACGCATTCAAGACCTACCCAAAACTGAATATCGGTCGTGGCTCCGCTCTCGAAACTGAAATCATCGAACAGCCTCAACCGACAGACATCGACCCATACGGCGGTGTTGGAACAGAGCAGCCTCAACAGCAGGAACAGCATTTCGCACCTGCACCCGATATGTCCGCAGGTGTAACAATCGACCCTGCACAGCAATCAAACAACGCAGACGACACATTCTAACACCATACCACTATGTCACAGGAATTAGCAATTATCAAGCAGGAGAATATACAGACTATCGTGTCTGCCGCTCCACAGTCCTACAAGGACAACAAACTATCTCGTGAGAACTGCGAAGCTGCCGGGCAAGCAATCCTCGATGCCATTGTGCAGGGAGGAATGACGGACGAACTCGACCAACGTGCGGCACAGTACATTGAGAAAGCACGCAAGACCGTCAAGAAGATGAACGAACGCCGTGCGCCTGTTACCCAACTGTTCGACACAATCCGCAAGGAGTTCACCGTAATGGAGAATGCCATCGACCCTACCAAAGCCGATACAATCCCATACAAGTTGCAGCAGTTCCGCAATCAGTTCGCCGCCAAGAAACGTGCCGAGGAGGAGGAACGCCGCCGTAAGGAGTACGAACGCCAACAGGCAGAGGCGGCACGTACCAAGATGCGACAGGATATTGAGGACGACTTCAAGCAGCAGTTCCAAACACTCGTGAACAGAGACTGCAATGCTCTGTCAGCCATTGACAATGCCGTTACCCTCGACAACTACGAAGCATCATTCAAGCAGGTTAAGGATTATTCAACGGAACTTCCTGCCGACTTCCTCTACAACCTGCACACCCTCATTCGCATTCCTGCCGGAATAACCGTAGATGAGATACGCAAGGCAGAGATTGAGACAAAGGAACGCCTTGCCAAGCAGTTCAAGGAGCAATACGAGTTCGAGATTGACAGCACAAAGCAGTACATCATCGACCGTCTGCCGTCCAAGAAAACCAACCTCGAACGTATGGCACAGGCATCAGCCGAGGAAGCTGCACGTATCAAGGATGAAATGGAAGCACGTCAGCGCAAGGAAGCGGAGGAACAGGAGGCAGAACGCCGCCGCAAGGAGGAGGAAGAAAAGCAGAAGGCAGAAATGGCACGTCAGCAGTCCGAAATGGAAAGCCTGTTCGGTCAGCAAGCAGTCGTGTCCTCCGGCTACCAACCAAAGGCAAAGGTTGCACAGAAAATCAACCTGCTCAATCCCGAGGGCATTATGCCTATTCTCTCTATGTGGTGGAGCAAGGAGGGTTGCCACCTCTCTGTTGAGGAACTCACCAAGATGTTCAAGAAGCAGATAACATTCTGTGAAAAACTCGCCAAAGAGGGAACGTACATCAAGGATGAGAGTGTGGAATATGTCGAGGACGTAAAAGCGAAGTAAGAATTTACGATGATTACTATGAGCGATAATTATTACAGCAGAAGTGAGGTCAGTAACTCTGACCTCACCGAACTGAAAAACATCTTACATCCACGTATGCAGTTCGGAGACAAAGAGGCGGCGTTCCGCTTCGGCTCGTTGGTCGATGCAATCATTACAGAGCCGTCAAAGGTGGACTACTACCGCCTAACAGTGGACGATGTGCCATACACAGAAGATGAGTTCCGACACGCACAGGAAATGCAAAAGGCTCTCCGTATGGAAGCACGCAAAGATGCGTTCCTCGCCAAAGTACTTGAATGTGCCGAAACACAACGCTTTATGGTCAATAAGGCACAGCAGTTCACATACTGCGAATTTCCGTTCACGCTCGATACCCGGTGCAAATGGGATTGGTGGCTCGGTGGCTTCGGTGGCGACCTCAAAACAACATTCGCCGCCACACAGCAACAGTTCGAGGAAGCTGTTGATTTCTTTGATTGGGACAGGAGTCGTGCCTGGTATATGGACATCGCAAAGAGCAACCGTGATTTCATCTACGCCATCAGCAAAAAGAACTGCTGCATATTCAAGAAGTTCATAAATCGTGGCGATGAGGTCTATAATCGTGGTCGTGAGAAATACGAAGAATTGGCATTTCAATATTGGTGCTTATGCCCACCTGTAACTAACAACAATTTATAATCAAAGAATTATGGCAGAAGAAAACAAGAAAATGAAACTCGAAGTCGAGTTTGACAGAGACGAGGTAGCCGGAACAATGATGTTGATGGGCGAAAAATTAACAGAGGAGCGTTGGGCTGAACTGACAGAGGCTCCAATAAAAATGAACTTCAACAAGTTTGGCGAAGATGGCACACAGGTACGAATTGCGATAGTCGCTCTTGCGATTGCATCATCAGACCTCAAATAGCCCTATGGATATATTCTGCAAGGTAACGCCTCACGGTCTTGTGCCGCTCTATGATAGCGACTACGACTTGAAGAAACGGCTTCGTGTCGGCTCTGTCGTCAAGTGCAAGGTTAGCAACCCTCGCAACTACGAACATCACAAGAAGTTCTTTGCATTGGTGCGCCTCACGTTTGACAACCTGCCGTCCAACCTTGCAGAATATTTCAAAGTCCACAATGAGGAAGATATGCTGCGCCGCTTCAAGCGAGACTTGGGCTACTTCAAAACAAGCCTCAACGAACGAGGCGAAAAGGAGATAGAATACCAAAGCATATCATTCTCGGCAATGGAACAACACGAGTTTGAACGCTTCTACAATCAGTGCATCGACCTTGTGCTATACAAGTTCCTCAAAGGGATAGATAAAGAAGATTTAATCACAGATATAGAGAATTTCAAATGAGCAATATACTGAAACATAATCTGCGTGTCGAGCCTTACGAATACCAACGTGAGGGCATCTGCTTCGGATTGGAGCATAAGCGCATTATCATCGGCGATGAGCCGGGATTGGGCAAGACATTGCAGAGCATTGGCATAGTCGATACAGCAAGAGCATACCCCTGCCTCGTTATCTGTCCGTCATCACTCAAATTAAATTGGCAACGAGAGTTTGAGAAATTCACAGATAAGAGCGCACTTGTGCTTGACAATAACGTCCGCACCACGTGGGGTTATCTCCTCTCAATGGGCGTGCATCAGGTCGCCATTGTCAATTATGAGAGCCTGCGCAAATACTTCGTGTGGGACATCAAGGGCGGCAAGCAGTTCCGACTGAAAGACGTAGTGTTCTGTCCGCAGATGCAGCAGTTCAAATCAATCATCATAGATGAGAGCCACCGTGTAAAAGACCCCTCCGCACAGCAGACAATCTTCACAAAAGGTTTGTCCGTTGGCAAGGAATACCGCATACTCCTGTCGGGTACACCTGTTGTCAATCGTCCCGAAGATTTAATCGCCCAACTCTCCATATTGGACCGCATAGGCGAGTTTGGAGGACGTGCCAAGTTTATGGCAGACTACTGCACCGACCCCAAAGACAAGACCGCCGTTCCTGCCGTTCCTCTGTCAGTTCTTTCAAAGCAGTTGTACGATACCTGTATGATACGCCGAGAGAAATCAAAGGTGCTGCCGCAGTTGCCCGACAAAACACGAGTGGACTTGTACGTGGAGATTTCCAATGATAAGGAATACAACCTTGCTGCCGCCGACCTTGCCGCATACTTGCAGGAGTACACCGAGTGTACCGATTGGGAGATACGCCGCAAAATGCGTATGGAAGCCCTTGTGCGCTTTATGACGTTGCGTTCCTTGGCCACCAAAGGCAAGATAGCGCAGGCGGTGGACTTCATTCGCACATTCCTCGACAGCGGAAAGAAACTCATTGTGTTCTGCTCTCTACACGAGGTTGTGGACGAACTGCAAAAGGTGTTCCCTCGTGCGGTAACGGTTACAGGACGTGATAGTATGGTAAACAAACAGGCATCTGTCGATGCGTTCCAGAACAACCCCAATGTAAACCTCATCATCTGTTCAATCAAAGCTGCCGGAGTGGGACTGACACTTACAGCCTCATCAAACGTGGCATTCATTGAATTGGCTTGGACGTATGCCGACTGCTGCCAATGTGAGGACAGAGCGCACCGCATAGGTCAGAAAGACAACGTAACCTGTTACTACCTGCTCGGACGTGGCACAATCGACCACACCATTTATAACCTCATACACCGCAAGAAATCTATTGCGAGTGAAATAATGAACTCGGACGATGATATACCAACTGATGAAATGTACTTCGATGAGTTGGTTAATCTCTTCCTCAACACATCGGGATAATGGATATATGCAAAACAGACGTGCAGAAGATTATCAAGTATTTCGATGATGCTGCCAAAGTATATGACACCCTGCCCGGACAACGCAACAACTGTCGTGCGTGGGTTATACGACAAATGATAAAGAAGTTAGAAAAGAAATTATTCACCTTTAATTCAGTTCAAAATGAAGAAAAATGACATCGTTGATTACGTAATCAACAACACGACTTTAAGTCGTTCGCAGGCAATCGCTGCCACCGAAAGCGTGGTAGAGGCTATCAGCAGTTCACTCGCAAAGGGTGAGAGTGTTTTCATTCGTGGCTTTGCAACAATCAAGGCAGTTACCACAGCCCCTAAAAAGGCTCGCAACATCAGCAAGGGTACTGTTGTCAGCATTCCGGCACAGAACACCGCCAAACTCGTGTTAAGCAAAGAATTGAAAAACCGTATGAACTTGAAAGAATGATGGTAAACTATTTCCTTTCGACAGTCCGCTACGAAAAGACAATGGAAAACGGACTCAACAAGACAGTAAGCGAACAGTATCTTTTTGATGCGCTCTCGTTCACAGAGGCAGAGGCAAGAACTATCGAGGAACTGAAACCCTACATCAGTGGCGAATTTAGCATTCCCCAAATCGTCAAGCCTCGTATTTCAGAACTGATGCTCTCCGAAGATGTGTCGGCAGACCGCTACTACAAAGTAAAGGTTTCTTTCATCACCCTTGACGAAAAGAGCGGAGCCGAGAAAAAGACCAACAGTTTTATTCTCGTACAGGCTTCGGACTTCAAGAACGCATACGACCGCTTCATTGAGGGTATGAAAGGAACAATGGCAGATTACGAAATAGTTTCCATTGTCGAGACACAGATATTGGATTATTACCCTGCAAAGTATGACGAAAAGTAAAGTAACAATCGCTGAAGCAATGTCAGCGAATAGAATGACTTTCGATGAGTTGATGGCTAAAAAGAACGCTGTCAAAACTCGAAAGGTACACAAGGATGAGGAACACCGCATACAATGTGCGTGTGTGCGGTGGTTCTCCCTCCAATATCCCAGGCTTCACGGCAGACTGTTCGCCGTTCCTAATGGTGGCAGGCGTGATGCTACTACGGCAGCAAAACTGAAAGCCGAGGGAGTTGTGGCAGGGGTGGCAGACCTCATCCTCTTGAAAAGCAACCGGGACTACGGTGCTTTGCTCATTGAAATGAAAACTCTCAAAGGCAGACAGCGAGACAGCCAAAAGCAATGGCAGAACATCGTCTGTGCTGACGGAGAGTACAAATATGTGGTGTGTCGTTCCTTTGACGATTTCCAACGTGAAGTGGACGATTATTTGAACAACGAATACTAACTCTCTATGGCACGAACTTCAAAAAAGGGGTTGGAATATTTCCCAATGGATATAGACATATTCAGCGACCTCAAGATAAGAAAACTAATCAAGTATCAAGGTGGGAAAGCCATTTCGATATATGCTCTGCTGCTCTGTAGCATCTACAAGAATGGGTATTACATAGAGTGGGACGAAGAGTTGCCTTTCATCTGCTCGGAACTGACGGGATTTGACGAGGCGTATGTATCAGAGGTTATCAAGACCTGCCTGTCTCTCGGGTTGTTTTCAAAGGAACTGTTCGATGCGGAGGGAGTGCTTACAAGCAAAGGTATTCAAGAGCGTTACAGTCGTATTTGTATTCAATGCCGCCGGGTGTGTAACATCACAGATTACAGCCTGCTGACACAACAGCAAGCACCAAGACCTCGGAATAGGGCAAACCAACGAAAGAAGGAGACTGAGAAACAAGACGCACCACCACGTTACGAACCATATTCGCTAACGCTCGACCAAGAAATTGAGAAACTGAAAGCAGATGAATGTTGGCTCGACCAATTACAGGTGCTCCACTCAATGAAAATAGAGCTGCTACGGAACAGCCTCGATGATTTTCGGGTGCAATGTGTGGCAGACGGCAAAGAGCGAGGACACCAATCATTGGCAGATGCCAAACAGCACTTCAATTCGTGGTTACGCATAGTGAATAGAAACAAAACAGCGAAAGATGATAACTCTAAATCCAAAGGACGAAATCAACGTAGAGGAAATGTTCTCTCACCTGATGAGCCGAAAACGTACGGCGACACGTTTTAGACTGCCATATACACCTAAACAGGTATATGCAATGCTCTATACAGCGTGTAAAGCCGAGGTAGCAAGCCGTTATCGTGAGTTCCAAGATACACAGGAGTACAAGCAACACCTATGGGACATTTCCAAGTGGCTCACATCGCAGGACTCCACATTCGGGCTGTTCCTCTGTGGTGGAGCAGGCAATGGAAAGACAACCATTCTCCGTGCTTTGCAAAACCTCACAGGATTGCTCCGCTCCGATGAGGGTTGGAGTAGCCGACAGGACGAATACCCGGTACGTGGCTACATATTCATCACGGCAAAGGAACTCGTATTGCTTGCAAAAGCGTACAACAACCCCACACGTGAGAACGAAAGCGATGTGTACAAGTTCAAGAGGCTACGCACCATTGAGATACTTGCCATTGACGACCTCGGGCAAGAGCCAAAGGAAAGCATACACTACGGCGACTTTGTAACTGCGGCAATGGATATTATCTCTTTCCGCTACGAAGAGCAGTTCTGCACGTTGGTATCTTCCAATCTTTCAGCAGCAGAGATAGCAACCTATTACGATGAACGCATTGCCGACCGCTTCCGTGAAATGATGCACATCATCAATTTCGGTGCGGAGCAATCATTCAGAAAACCAACAAACAAATGAAATAAGTATGAACACAGACTATGCATATTGTTCGGGCGTTACCTGCCCCATTCGTGATAAGTGTAAACGATACTTACCCGACCCTCCCGATATGCCTTTGTGGTGGATACCACCTGCATACAAGGAGAAGTTGAAAGAGTGCCCAGACTTTGAACCAAAAAACAAATAGCAATGAGACATTTAATCATTATCAAAAGTTTTATCAAACCAATTAAAAACAACAACAGTATGGGAAACAAGACAAAGAAAGTAGAAATCGAAATCCCGGTAGGGAAAGTTGCAAAATGGGTAGATGGTGTGCTTACCCTCGTAGATGAAAAGCCACAGGACGTAACCGAGCGTATCAAGACGTTTGCTGATGCTTGTCGTGAACTTGGCTCTGACCACCCATTCGTAAAAGCCTATGACGGCTATGTGTCGCATATCCACCAACACGATATGAACGATTATGATTTGGTAGCATACCTACAACTCCGCATCATCACCGCAGCTCTCAACGAGGGTTGGGAGCCTCAATTCACAAAGGGCGAACGCCGTTGGTATTTTTGGTACGACCTAATCACCAAAGAACAGTACGACAAACTATCTGCCGAGGATAAAAGCCGTGTGGTTGGTCGTGGCGGGTACAGTGCGGGTGCGGACTGCGGTCTCGTTTGTGCGGTCGCGTATTACGCATCTTCGGGCTCGGGCGCGGACGGCGGCTCTCGGCTCGCCTTCAAAAGCGAAAAACTCGCAGCCTACGCAGGTAGGCAGTTCGCCGAGATATATGCCGACTTCTGTTTCAAACCAAAGTCGGAGGAAACAAAGGGATAATGCAGGGGCAGTGTGGGGGCTGCTGCCTCCGCACTGCCATTTTTCTAACAAACAAATATTCTATCACAATGAAAAAGTACAAAGGAACAAAAGTCGTGTCGGCAGAGCCGATGAACGAGTATTATGCAGTGCAGAAAGGCATTGCAAGACCTAACACCGACAACCACGAGTGGCGTGAGGGATACCGTGTTGTCTATGCAGACGGTTACGAAAGTTGGTCTCCAAAGAATGTGTTTGAGGAGGCGTACAGTCCGATTGAGATTTCTGATGAAGCCAAATTTACGGTTGCAGAACTCATTGACTTTGGAAACTACCTGTTGTCCGACAAGAGAAAGCAAACTATTGAGAGTGCAGAAAACCTCAACGTGGTTGGCGATTGGGACGTTCAGAATTGGATAGACACCCCACGAGATATTGAGTAGAACTAATAACGGAGGGTGGCACGTCCGCCCTCCATAACAAACAAACTGTAATACAATGAGAACTATCAAATTCAGAGGTAAGGACATCGAAACAGGCGAATGGATATATGGACACTTCTTTCAAAGATTGGGACATTATCCTGCAATCGTTGAGCCAAGACCTCGTGACGGAAAGGTTATGTACTACGAAATAGCCGTAGAAGATATTACCGTAGGTCAATTCACAGGACTAATGGATAAGAACGGCAATGAAATCTACGAGGGGGACATATATCGCTACGATAACCCAGATAGCATCAACGAGGTGAGTTATTGCGCAGGTGGTGGATTTGCAGGCTTTGACCTTACTCCTGCAATACACAATGAAAATAGACTATTGGATGTCGAGGTTATCGGCAATATCCACGACAACCCCGAATTACTGAAAGGAGGCAACGATGAGAACTATCAAATTCAGAGGTAAGGACATCGAAACAGGCGAATGGATATATGGACACTTCTTTCAAAGATTGGGACATTATCCTGCAATCGTTGAGCCAAGACCTCGTGACGGAAAGGTTATGT